TGAACAAAAACGAAGTTACACATTACAAAAAGTTAAAGACTGGTCGGACACCGAGATCACAATCACTGACTATATTGAAGGTCGTGGCAAATTCAAAAATGGCCTCGGCAAATTTATCGGCGTTGATTCAAACAATCGAGTAGTCGAGGTACCTTGGCCATCACTTACAATACTAGACCGTCAAGGTATATGGCATAACAGACAATCTTATATCGGACAAAAACTAACCTTCGAGTATTTCGATCGTACACCATCTGGTGCATATCGTTTTCCTCGAGCTAAAACAGTACGTAACTATGAGTAGACTTATATGGAAATTATACAACGATAACTTAATAAGTGAAGAAGTAGCAAACATTTTATTAGACAAATTATATGAATAAAACAATTAAATTAACTGATGCGAGCGGCAAAACAACAAAATTTAAACCTTACTATATAGGTAATATTCCTAATAGCTTTGATAAAAACAAAGACAAATATTTTAATAGAGGTGGAATAACTTATATTGAAGAAAAAATGCATTGGTCACAAATGATATGAAAATAAAAATAGGTAATAAAACAATTTTATGCACAAGGAAAAAAGACCATAAAGAGTTTTTATTTGAAAGAATATTAGAACTGAGACAAGAAATAATTCAAGATGTACTTATGTCGTCTCAAAAAGGTAGAATACCTGTAAAGGCTCTTAAGCATAAAGCTGAAATGATTAGAAAATATAGTAGAAGATTAAAATTATTATCATGAGCGTACTTAGTAAACTTATAGTTGATTGCCCTCGTTATGGGCGTGAGGAGTTTTTAATAAACACCGAAGTTGCTATACACGTGCAAGAATCTACAATAAATAATATTTTAAAGTATTTTTCTGATCAAGCTATAATTGATATTGAGGAAATATGCTAAACAAAATATGGAGAATATGGGCTAAAGCACTTGGCGAAAAAGCCCTTGAGGATGCAGATGCAGTCGCATTTGTAAGAACGTTATTAATAGCGCAAGCTGTTATAACTAATATATTAATATCTATTAACATTATAATTAACTGGTTATGAGCGCAATAAAGACTTACAAACACTATATTAAAACAAACGTGTTTAAAATACGAGATAAAATAAAACTAGAAAGAAAACCTAAAAACAAAAGATGAAAAACTTTAATAAGAAAATATTTTCATTAAACATATCTTCTTTGCAAAAAGTTAAATCAGAAATACCACAAAAGTATTTTAATCTTGCGATTAATATTGCTAATAGTTTTTCAAAAGAATATTCTTCAATTGGTGTAATGAATACAAATGATCTTATACAAGAATCATGCTACGCTTTAATAAAATCGTGGAATAATATTAATTGGGAATACATTAATCAAATTGAAAACAAATTAGACCGTAAAAAATCAATAACTAACTATTTGAAAAAAAGTATTACTGGTTTAGTTAAAGATGAGATTAAAAAAAATATGGACGGTACTAAAAAACCTATAAAAGGTATATGGGATAATAAAACTAAAACAAGAAGAACTGATGTGTTTGGGTTTTTATCTATATTATTTCCTAATTGGTTTGATAATAATGTGCTTACATTGATTGAAGATGAAGTTTATGATTACGACTATGAACAATTAGGTAATTATATTGAAACATGGTTAGATAAACATTTGCCTAAATATAAGCTTATGCTACTTATGCTGTTTGGCATTGATGATGTATACTCTAAACCAAAAACAATGGCTGAAATTGCTATTAAGTTTTCAATGCGACCTGAGGCTGTTCGCAAACAAAAAGAACGTTTAATTAAAAGATTAAGGTCTAATGAGCATGCACTCAACGAGTTAGCATATTATGTTGTTACGCATGGCATAAAATCATCATCTAAAGTATATGATTATGCATCGGAAAATCTTAAAATTTATGCAAATTAAGGTCACTTTTGACTAAAATTGCACTATATTATATATACCTTATGGATACATTTAAAACAAAACTTAAGCTTACAAGTAACAACGTTGACACGTTGTCTTTTATACGTCATTCTAATGATTCAGTTAATTTAAGCGCTGATCTTAAAATGAAAGAGGGCAATTACAATATTAATAATGTAAATGCTATTTCATCGTCTAAAGAAATTAATTTATCTTTAGATAGGTTAACAGGTTCGGGTGTTAATACAAGCAATAAAATATTAAATACCCATAAATTGAAACCTGTGGAAGATGTTAATACTGGGTTTGGCAAATTAGAAAAATGCTACAAACGCAGAGTAATCAAAAAAAATAATATAATTTATGACTTACTTAACTAAAAGTACACAGCAAAAAATGAAAGCACGTGATAATATAGACAGTAACGTAAGTTATACAATTGGCGATGGCATTATAACTTATTACAAAAACGGAATTTATTATAAACACAAATTTATTGAATCAAATGACAACAGCAGAAAAATTAAGTAAAATTCAAATTGAGTTTAAAGCCAAAAAGTCTAGGTTTAATTCTTTTGGTAAATACAACTTCAGGTCAGCTGAAGATATACTAGAAGCATTGAAACCTATGAACGAGAAATACCGTGTACATTTTACAATTGATGAAAAGTATATACACACGGATCAATTGCCTATTATTGAAACTAAAGCGAGTATGTTTGATATAGAAGATAATAGTGCTATACACGCAACCGCTATTGTAGGTGTTGATTTACACCAAAAGGGTATGGCTACTCCTCAGCAGTTTGGGAGCGCTTCTAGCTACGCTAAAAAGTATGCCTTAGGTAATCTACTATTAATAGATGATACTGCAGATGCGGATGCTACAAATGATCATGGAGCTACACGCAAGCCTAAAATTACTTCTAGCAATATTGAAAAAGCTAAAAAGTTTTTATCAAACGGCGGATTACTTAAAACTTTACAAGACAAATATGATATAGAGCCTACAGCTCTAAAAGAATTACAGAATGGATAAACAAGAGATATTAAATAAGTTGCGTGATGATGAGAATTATTACGGTAAATTTGGTAAACAATACCTAAGTAATTCTGATATATCAGCATTATTAAATAATCCTCTTGATTTTAAGAAGAAAATACCGCCATCGCCAGCATTGGTTATTGGCGGTTATTTTCACACATGCATCCTCGAGCCTCATAAGCTTGATAAATACAAAGTAATTAAATCAAGTACAAGAAATACTAAATCATATAAAGAGTTATCAGAAGGCGATATATGTTTGTTAGAGCATGAAGCAGATAGCATCGAGCTAATGCGGGAGATTGTTTTAGATAACGATTTATTTAAAGATTTAATTCAAGAAGGTGAAGTTGAGTATGAAGTACCCGGCTTAGTAGAACTTGAGGGCATGATGTGGAAAGGTAAAGCAGACATTATTAATCATTCACATCAATTAGTAATTGATTTGAAAACTACTGGAAATATTAATGCATTTCAAAGTAGTGCTTACAAATATAATTATGATAGCCAAGCATATATTTATTCTAAAATGTTTGGTTATGAACTTGTATTTATAGTTATTGATAAAAACAGTCATCAGCTTGGTTTATTTGATTGCAGCGATAAGTTTATGCATTCAGGTTCAAACAAAGTTGCTAGAGCTGTTCAATCTTATGAAGAGTTTTTCATAAATGGCGATGGAGATTTTAGCCAATATTATATCTCTAAAACACTTTAATTTAATTTATTTATTATGGCAAGAACTAAAAAACAAACTTGTGATGTTACTGGTATGACTACTAGTACTAAAAACTTTTATTCTAATCAATCTCATGTTAAAGCTGTAGACAATATGAGAAGAGCTACTGGTGCGAATAAAACTCAGCTTAAAAGAATGTTTAACCAATTAGCTACATATTAATGGCAAGTATTATTTCAGCAAGTATTGATCTTACAAAGATTGATAAAGCAAAAATCTATGAAGGTAAAAAGGGTAAATACTATCCTATAACAGTTGTATTAAACGATGAGCCGGGTCAATATGGTGATTCAGGATATATAATGACTGAGCAAACTAAAGAAGAGCGAGACGCTAAAACTCAAAAGCAATATTTAGGAAACGTAAAAGTTGTTTGGACTAATGGGCAAAATGTAACTACTGCAGAAAAGCAAGGAGTTCAACAATCTATTGAAATGCAAACAGCACCTGCTGAACCTGATTTACCTTTTTAATGAATGAGGACTTTGATTTCATTAACGTTGAGTACGACGAAGATGGAGAGATAACATTAATCGAAGATTAATATGAATACAACAGAGATTAACGGTTTTGAAATTGATATTTTTAACCAATATGATCTTAATGTAGGCAAGCGAGAGGGTGTATGCCCTCTTTGCTCGCATACAAGACAACCCAAAAATCAAAAAGCAAAATGTGCTATGTATGATTGGGATCGTGGTCTCGGTACTTGTATGAATTGTAACGAAGTATTCCAGCTTCATACTTTTAAAAGAAAATCAGATTCTTTAAAAGAATATACCAAACCTGAATGGAAAAATAATACTAGCCTTAGTAATAATGCTATTAAATGGTTTGAGAGTCGAGGTATAAGTCAAAAAACTTTAGTTAAAATGAAAATAACTGAAGGTACTGAATTTATGCCGCAGACAGGAAAAAATGAGAATACAATTCAATTCAATTACTTTATTAATAACGAACTAATAAATATAAAGTATAGAGATGGTAGAAAGAATTTTAAACTCGTTAAAGGGGCCGAAAAAGTATTTTATAATATTGATAGGACTATCGGCCATGACTATATTGTTATTGTGGAAGGCGAAATGGATGCTCTTTCTTTTGTGGAAAGCGGGATTGAACCCGTTGTATCTGTTCCAAACGGAGCTACTATTAATAACACTAACCTTGATTACTTGGACAGCTGCATTGATTATTTCGAAACAAAAGAAAAAGTCATACTCGCAGTTGATGCAGATGAGGCAGGACTCACACTTAAGCAAGAACTTATTAGAAGACTCGGTGCAGAGAGATGCTTTACGGTTGAGTTCGGAGTACACAAGGATGCTAATGAATTTCTTATGGAAAATGGGCGCAATAATCTTGCTAATATTATTAGTAAGGCTAAGCCTGTACCCATTGAGAATGTTGTAACATTAAAAGATATAAATGAAGAACTGGAAGAATTTATTTATGAAGGTTTTAAACCGGGCTATCAAATCGGTCTTAATAACTTTGATAGCATATTCAGTACTTATACAGGGCAGTTCATCACCGTTACAGGCGTTCCTAGCAGTGGCAAGTCTGATTTTGTTGATCGAATGGTGGTGGGATACTACCTAAAATATGGTTGGAAAACTGCGTTTGCTTCACCTGAAAATAAACCAACTTTTTTGCATACACATAAGTTAATAAGAAAGATTGGCGGATGGATGCCTAACAAAGATGATATAGGTACTGAGAAGTGGAACAATGTTATTTCTAAAGTTAACGATAATTTTTATTTTATTGAAAACGAAAGATATGATTTAGACGCGGTACTTGCAAAAGGTGCTGAACTTGTGAAGCGTAAAGGCATTAAATGTTTAGTTGTTGATCCTTATAATAAGGTTAAAATGCAAGGCGCAAGCGCTATGAGCATACCAGATGCTACAATGGAATATCTTACACGCATTGAGGCGTTTGCTAAAAAGTATGATGTACTTGTTATTATTGTCGCACACCCAACCAAAATGTATAAAAAAGAAGATGGTACAATTGACGAACCAACTATGTATAGCATTAAAGGCGGTGGTGAATGGTATGATGCATCATATCACGGCTTACTTGTTCATCGCAATTACGAGCAAAAAACCGTCAAAGTTAAGGTGCTTAAAGTAAAATTCCAAAATTTAGGAGAAAATCAAGCTGAAGCACACTTTAAATGGGATCATACAAGCGGAGATTATATACCTATTGAAGAAACCAATGTTGATACTATGCCATGGGAAGTGGATTAAAAAAGAAAAAAAGCTATAAAGGATTAAATACAGGATTTACTCCAACACCCGAACAAACAGAATGGGATCGTTATTGTGTTAACAATAATATTAGAATAAGCCCTAAACCCACCCAACAAGGTATGCAACCCGAAGAGTGGCGAGTTGAGGTAAGAATAGGTCCATATAAAAGAGGTGAAAAAGCTTTTTTATCGCCTAATGTATATACAGCGGATAACATATGGCAGGAATTATATAATATGAAGAAATACTATTATGATAAACGTACAAGATGAGTACAGAGGATTACTATCAGGAATACTCCATGGGGGAGCACAAAAAGAAGACAGAACAAAAACTGGGACGCAATCTGTCTTTGGAAGAATGCTTAGACATGACATGGAACTGGGGTTTCCTTTATTAACAACTAAAAAAATATATTTTAACCATGCAGTTACAGAATTACTATGGATATTACAGGGACGCACTGACATTGCTTACCTCAACGATCACGGTGTTACTTACTGGAATGCTGATTATAAGCGATCAGGTAGAACTGACGGTACGCTTGGCCCTGTTTATGGGCATCAGCTTAGGGACTTCAATGGTGTTGATCAGCTTGAAAAAATACTCAAGCAAATTAAACAAGAACCGTCATCAAGGCGCATTATGGCAAGCTTATGGAATCCCAATGATTTGGATGATATGGCTTTGCCTCCTTGTCATTACGGCTTTCAAATATATATAAACAATGGAAAACTTGACTTACTTTGGACCCAACGCTCTGCTGATGTGTTTCTTGGTCTCCCTTATGATTTTGCCATGTATGGCTTATTATTACTTATGTTGGCAAAAGGATCGGGTTATAGACCTGGGCGCCTTACTGCTTCACTCGGCGATTGCCATTTGTATAACAATCATATCGAACAGGCTAAACAGCAACTATCCCGTGATTTTAGGGGCTTGCCTCACGTGGGAGTTGACCTTGGGATATTTATTGCAGAAGGGGCGGGAAACTTTATAACAATACCCACAAGAAGTATGATACATTTATCAGAATATAATCCACACGAACCAATTAAAGCTAAATTAAATACATGATAAAACTTAAAAAAGGCAAGTATAAAATATACCATATACCGGGAGTTAAAGTTGGCTGCACTACAAGCATACAGCGGAGAGTTATTGAGGCTCAGGGTTATAAGCCTGGTGAATATGAAATACTTTTTGAAACAGACAATGTTGCAGAAGCTTCACACGTAGAAAAACAATTACAAGAAGATTTAGGATATAAAGTAGATCGCAAACTTTATAAGGATTTATTTAAAAAAGCAATGAACAAACACACATCATCCCCGGCAACTACTACATTTAAAATTTCTTCTAAAGATTTAGACGCTAAGTTTTTAGCTGATTTAGAAATTAAAACACAATATGGCACATTTAAATTGGACTCGACTGATAAAATTGATTGGGTTATTTCCAATATACATGATAGCCAATTTGGGCCTAATACTTGTTATATTTATAATAAAGCTATGGCGAACGCTGGCGAATTCCAAAAATTAGAAGAGCCTAAAGAAAATAATCAAAATCAATTTGAATTAATTAGAGAATGGGCTCAAAATAGGGGCTTGTTTGATAAGGGTGATATTAAAACACAATTAATTAAATTATATGAAGAATCAGGTGAATTATCGCAAGCCGTACTTAAAAATGATAAGGCAGGTATTATTGATGCTATCGGTGATAGTGTTGTCGTTCTTACTAATCTTGCCTACCTTGTCGGTACCGATATTGAAACTTGCATTAATTCTGCATATAATGAAATATCTAACAGAACTGGTAGAATGATTAACGGAACATTTGTAAAAGATGAGTAAAGATAAAATAATACAAAACGTAATAGACAAAATACAAAAGCGTTCTGAAGTTGGCTTTAAAAAATATGGTGTTACTCTATATGATGATAGTCAACCACTAGACACTTGGCTTAACCATTTGCAAGAAGAACTTATGGATGCAGTCAACTATATTGAAAAAACGCGTATGTCACTTCGTGAATCTATTGAAGATTGTTATATACGTGACTTAGAAGTTACTGATCCTGAAACTATATCTGCATATCCTGAACCCGATCATGTAGACCTGTGGACAACTAATTATACTTATGAAACGAAAACGAAGTAAAAAGAGGGGACCTGTCCAGGCTAAAAAAATAAGCTATGACGGTATTAATTTTGCATCAGGTTTAGAAAGATACACATATATGGCCTTAAAAAAAGCTAAGTTATTTGAGGGATACGAAAATGAAATATTCCAACTTATAGATGGGTTTAGTTTTAAAAATCAATCTTATGAGAAACAAGCAAATGGCAAAGGCGATTATATAAATAGGGGCCAAAAAAAAATATTAGGCATTAAGTATACACCTGATTTTGTAGGTAAAGATTTTATAATTGAATGCAAGGGAAGGGCTAATGAGTCTTTTCCCCTGCGTTGGAAACTGTTTAAATTATGGCTCACGAAAAACAATATTGGAAAGACACTTTACAAACCACAAAACCAGAAAGAAGTGGACTTGACAATACAACTAATAAAGAACAGCAGAAAAAGCAAGCGCGCATAATGTATAATAGGCGTAAGCTTGACAAAGACATCAAACAATATATTAAAAATGATAGAATCAAAGGAAGCAGAATTGAAAGAATTGGACGACAACACGGATTTTACGTTGAGTAGTCACTATTCAGAAAGAATAAAATTTCACATGAAGATGCTTAATTACTATTTAAAAGAAGAAAAATTATGTCATGGGAATTATCATTAGGATTATATCCAGGTATACTTATTGGTATCCGTAGTTATGACCAAAAAGAAGCTACAGACCATGTGCTATACATACCGTTTATAGAATTATGTTTTACAATATATAAAAATGAATAATATAGAAGAATACGTATTAAAAAGATTTCCTAAAAGATTTAAAAACAAAAAAGTATTAATTAAAGAATTTGATAGCCATTATGAAGTTAATCATAATAAAGATGCAAGTCCAATTATATTAGGTAAAAATATATGAAAGAATCAAAATTAATTGAAATGCAAAAACAATTAGAAACTTTAGGAGCCGCAGTAACAAGGCTTGTCAATGAAGTAACTAATTTAAAGGATTTAAGTGTTGGTACACTTGAACTAGTAAAAAGATTACCAGATTACGAAAAAGCATTAGAAGCATTAAAAGATAATTATAAAAAGAAAAAAGAGAATGAGTCTATTCAAACAGAGGATACCGTATAAACCCTTTGAATACCCGGAATACTATAATGATGGGTGGCTAAAACAAGCACAAGCATTTTGGTTGCATACAGAAATACCTATGCAGGGTGATGTAAAAGACTGGAATGAAAAATTAACTAAACCTGAAAAAAATTTAGTTGGAAATATATTATTAGGATTTGCGCAAACAGAATGTGCTGTATCAGACTATTGGACTCAGAAGGTTGTTGGTTGGTTTCCAAAACACGAAATACAACAAATGGCTATGATGTTTGGCAGTCAAGAAACAATACACGCTGTTGCTTATTCTTATTTAAATGAAACATTAGGCCTTGAAAATTTTGAAGCATTTTTACAAGATGAAGCAACTATGCAAAGGTTTGATAACCTCGTTGCTTATAAAGGAAACAATCCAGTTGGTATTGGGAAGTCCTTGGCTATTTTTTCTGCTTTTGCTGAAGGAGTTAGTCTTTATTCTGCTTTTGCTGTATTATATTCTTTTCAATTAAGAAATTTATTAAAAGGTATAGGGCAACAAATGAAATGGTCAGTAAGGGATGAATCGTTACATTCTAAAATGGGATGTCATTTGTTTAGGCATATGTGCAGTGAAATTCCTAACTTACAAAATGATTGTTACGATGATGTTATTAAAGCCGCCACAGCCATGCTTAATGCAGAAGAAAAATATATCGACAAAATGTTTGAGCTTGGGGACATTGAAAACCTTAAAGCCTACGACCTCAAGCAATTCATTAGAAAACGTCTCAATGAAAAAATTACAGAACTTGGTTACAGCAACAGGAGGAAACACTTTGAATTTGACGAGGTCGCAGCAAGCAATCTTGACTGGTTCTATCATCTTACCGGCGGGCATACTCATACTGATTTTTTTGCTGTTCGCCCGACTGATTACTCAAAAGCTAATGAGGGTGAAGACTTTGAAGATATTTGGTAATGTAAAACAAAATAAAATATGAAAAAAATTATACTATTATTATTATTTATAAGCTATAATGCTTTTAGTCAAGCCGACATATATGGTATGTGGGGAACAGTTGATGGAGAATATGTAGAAATATTTCCAGATAATACTTTTAAAAGATATAATTTAAGAGGATTAAATAAGAGAAAAGAAGTGTTAGCAGAAGGATATATAGAATATGACGGGGAAAGACTAGAAGTGCATAGAACTGACACTGTGGATGCTTATGATCTCGACTATTTTATGGGATACGAAAATATGGTTATAACAAAACCTAGAGAAAGCGAAGCTTGGCTATGGGAAAAACTATATGATTATTAATGAAGATATGTAATAAATGCCACAAGGAAAAAAGCGAAGATCGCTTTAGGCATGATAAAAAAACTTGCAGAAAATGCGAGTTTAGGTTTAATCAAAGATGGCTAAGAAGATTAGTTAAAGAAAGAAAGCTTACACCAATAGAAAGATTATCTAATAGATTAGGATATATGGGAGCGGCTTTTATAATGATTTCGCCTTATTTATTACAATACGGAGCTGTTGGCGCAATAACCTATATAATAGGTGGGTTATTGTGCACACCTCAAGTGTGGATTGCTAAACAGTGGAATTTAGTAGTTGTTAATTTAAACGTAACTTTAGGTTACATAATATATTTATATAATTTATAATGTGGAATAGCGATTGGAAAAAAGGTGAAGATTATCCTGCATGGGGGGACACCGACGTTTATAAAAAAACCATATCAGGTGGGTATTTAGTAAACGGTGAGTCGCCTAAAGATGCTTATTGGCGTGTTGCTAAAACTGTAGCTAAGCGTTTATATAAGCCAGAATTGGCTGAAAAGTTTTTCGAGTACATATGGAAAGGTTGGCTGTGTTTAGCGTCTCCTGTACTGTCTAATACAGGTACAGATCGAGGTTTACCTATAAGCTGCTTCGGCATAGATGTAGCAGATAGCATACAAGATATTGGAAACAAGAATTTAGAAATGATGCTCCTAGCGAAACATGGCGGAGGAGTTGGGATAGGCATCAATCAAATAAGAGCCGCCGGTAAAAGAATAACAGGTAATGGAACTTCAGACGGGGTTGTCCCTTTTTGCAAAATTTATGACTCAACTATACTCGCAACCAACCAAGGTAGCGTTAGAAGAGGAGCTGCATCAGTTAATATCAATATTGAACACGACGACTTTCTCGATTGGGTTGAAATTAGGGAGCCTAAAGGCGATGTCAATAGACAATCTCTTAACCTGCACCAGTGTGCTGTCGTTGGCGATAAGTTTATGCGAAGACTTGAAGCAGGAGATCAAGACGCTCGGCAAAGATGGGCGAAGCTACTCCAAAAACGCAAAGCAACTGGGGAGCCATATATCCTTTTTAAAGGAAACACGAACAAATCTAATCCGGAAGCATATAAGAAAAACAGCTTAAAGGTTCATATGACAAACATCTGTAGTGAGATAGTATTGCATACAGATGAAAGCCATAGTTTTGTTTGTTGCTTATCTTCTTTAAACTTAGATAAATACGATGAATGGAAGAATACGAATTTAATTTACGACGCAACCTGGTTCCTGGACGGTGTGCTAGAAGAATTTATCCAACGGGCAAAGAATATGAAGGGATTCGAGAACTCTGTACGCAGTGCGGAGAAAGGAAGAGCTTTAGGATTAGGTGTCCTTGGATGGCACAGCCTGTTACAAAAAAATGGTATAGCCTTCGAGGGCTTATTAGCTCAATTCAAAACGCGGGAAATATTTTCAAAAATAAAAATTGAAACTGAAAGAGCATCAAGAGCTTTAGCAGAAGTATATGGAGAACCACTGTGGTGTTCAGGTACGGGCTTTAGAAACACACATTTAAGAGCTGTTGCTCCGACCGTATCTAACTCAAAACTTTCTGGTAATGTTTCGCCAGGTATTGAGCCGTGGGCTGCTAATGTGTTTACAGAGCAATCAGCTAAAGGAACATTTATAAGGAAAAATAATGAACTTAAAAAAGTATTTAGGAAGGTGGGCATTGACACTAAAGAAGTTTGGGATAAAGTGCTTGCAGACGGTGGATCAGTTCAAGGAATTAAACAACTTGACGGATGGAATTACGATAACCGAGGACGACTTACCCAAGAAGATGACGGGGAAGCAGTAAAAAATGTTTTTAAAACGTTTAAAGAAATAAATCAATTAGAGCTTGTAAGGCAAGCAGGCATACGACAAGATTATATAGATCAATCTGTTTCTTTAAATCTTGCGTTTCCCGCGGAAGCACCACCCAGGTGGTTAAATCAAGTTCATATTGAAGCTTGGAAACGTGGTATTAAAACTTTATATTATACGCGTACAGAATCAGTATTAAGGGGAGATATAGCGGCAGCAGCTATGGATCCTGATTGTTTAAGCTGCGATGGTTAATTTAATTTATTATGACTTTAAAAGAAAAAGTAAAAAAGTTAGAAGCTGAATTGCTTGAAGCTAAGCAAAAAGCAGCTGATGTTATTTTAGACACAAAAGACAATGTGTTTACGCAAAAAGAACTTGAAAGAATTAGGTTCTTAGAAATATGGGCTCTTGTTGGACCACTTGTTGGTATTGGTATTGGCTTAATATTTTAAATAATTATAGGGGTGCTACTTAATTGTAACACCCCTTTTTTTTATTTATTAAAGTCCTCCCATTTTCCTTCTCAAAAATTTTTCTTGAAATGTTTTTTCTTGCTGTTTTATATCAACATTTTTTGGAGGTAAAAAACCGGATTTTGTAAACTGTTGTTGATATTTTAAATTATCAGGGTCAACAGCCATGCTGGCTGTGCTAGATGTTCCTCTGCCTGTTGTGTCCATTATCTTTTCTACTCGTTCTGCAGTAGGATTAATAAATTTGTTTTTGTTGGGGTCATTATAAGTAGGAGGTTCATTAGGGTCTATAACATCTTTTACTGTATTAGCAGTAATATTCTCTTTTTCTTTTTGTTGATCTCTTACTGGATTTGGGGTACTAGAATTATCACCTTGTACAGGATCTATTAAATCTTGAAATTTAATTCTTGAAGATGGAATGTCTTTATTAACTTTAGCGTTAAACCTTAAGTAGTTGTCAGGCACTGTTTTTCTTGCTTGACCTCTACCTGTATAATCCGATCCTTCACCCTGATATGGCCCTGTTGCGTCGTAAGTCGTGCCATCGGCAGCCTTAACATTTTGTATAGTTCCCGAACCGTCTTTTCTAAAATATCTATCTTTTATATTATCAAGATTTTGTTCACCGCCGACTAATCCTTTGAAATATTCTTTTGTAGCAGCGTTAAATCTTTCTCTTCTATTTTTAATAAAATCTTTAGCTTGATCAGGGCTCATGCCTTTTCTAATAGCAACTAAAGAGGCTCTTCTATCTAGTCTATCGTCCTTTTTTTGTAATCTTTTTCTTTTTCGATTATAAACTCTTTCTTTCCTTTTTTCAAACCTGCTATTGCCAAACTTAGGTTCTTTAGCGGTTTCAAGCCTTAGGGTTTTGTCGCCTTGCTTAAATTCCTGCACATCTTTACCGTCTTTATAATTTTCGTTTATTCTAGACTTTCTTTTTTCAAGGCTTCTTTGTACATTGCCTTTATCTCCGATAATTCTAGGTTTATTAGTCAAATTAATGTCAGTTGCATTAGCTGCAGTAACATAAAGATCTCGTTGTGATTTTTTCTTTTCTTTATAGTAATGATCTGGCATAATTATTTATTTAAGAATTTGTTTTTTCTGCTTTATTAGCTCGAGCTTCCCAAGGCAATTTTATATGGCCTTCAGGCAAGAACTTACCTTTGTAATTAATGTGATTACCCACCCTAGGGTACTTATTTTTTTTCCAGTATACGAATTTGTCGTCATAATTTAATATCCCAGCGTTCATGTCTTTCATGTGCTGTTTTTCATGAGCAATAACTTCTTTTCTTTCTTGCCCTTTTAAATCAGGTGATATTTCTATTGTTCCGTCTTTATTTGCACGCCCTATTGCACCACCTGGTAATTTAGCATTTTTAACTTTTTTGAAAGGATTAATATATCCCCCACTAACACCGGGTACGGCTATTTTACCTGTACTTTTTTTCTTTGTATCAAGATTTAATTGATATGGGCTCCAGCCTAAAGCTAAAAATAAATTTTGCCATGCATCATTTTTATCAAAATCCATAGCTTTTAAGTTTTCAGCTTTTTTAAATGCTCTATCTAAAGGAACGTTTGTTAAAGCTGCTAAATAATTTGCTTTAGCAAAGCCATCATAAAAAGGATCATTTTTGTATTGTCTCCAGTTTTCAAACTTTTGTGCTTCAACAATATCGCCAATCTTTTTACTTAAAGGTGGTGATATAGATAAACCTTTTTGTATTAATCTTAATGAGCCGTCTCTTACAACTTTGCCTTGAGCTTTTCTTTCTTGTTGGCTCATATACTCCATACCTAAATTTTTCAATGCAGATATAGCGGCACCTGAATAACCCATGCCCCTTAAAAACCCATCAAAAACAGAATTGCTATAATAACTTAAACGCTTTTCGTCTTCTTCGTCGGAAGTCTCATCAAATAGCATACTGAACAAAGCACTTTGCATTGCAGAAAATATTAAATTTTGTGCAACACCATAATAAAGTATTTTAGAGGCGTTAGTTTTCCAGTCACCTCTTCTATTAATTAAATCAAGAGTTGCTTTTTTAGTAAGCCTAGCATATTGCAAAGGTGTATTAGCAAAAGCTAATATAATTCTACCAATATCAGATGCTTGTTGTCTAGATATTCTATCAGGCCTAGAGGATTGTTGCGTTTCTTCAGCAATTTCTTGCAGCTCAAGCATTGCTTGTTCCTTCGCTTGCACCTCGCTTTTACCGCCCTCAACTAATTGGTTTATTTTATTTCTATACCAAGTTGCGCCACCAAAAGCAATAGCAAAACTATCACCCCATTGTGTTGGTTTAAAACCTAATTCTAATAACTTTTTATTAGTTCTCAAAAACCAATTGCCTGGTTGTGAATCAGCAAGATCAGCAGTATTAATTTCTATTTTCTGTCCGCCTCTTCTGTCTGTTAAAAAGTCAGAATTAATTAGTTCTAAAAAGTCAGAAGTAAATTGGGATGTATTGCCCATGGCCCTAGCCATAGCTAAAGGATTATTATGCGTAAAATTCATAAAATTAACTATAGACAACTGCTGCAGTACAGCAGATCTAATATTCACAGCCATAACATTTGCAACAGATTGATTAAGCCAATTCATTGCGGCATTAAATTCTTTGTCTTTACCTTTTTTACGATTAATACCCGTTGACATTCTTTCTAATACATTTTTCAAAGCATCGGTAAAATCATTACCATGCATTTGATCTATTAGCTTCATGTTTTGCGACGAGAATACTTCACTCTTGTTATTTAAAAACTCTTGTAAAAACTCTGCTCTTTGCGCTTTATTAGAAACGTTAGCTAAATCTGTTTGTATATTTCCACCTAGCCAATCTTCCGTTATTTGCGGATAGCCTTCTTTTATTTTTGTTATTTTAGAAAGTTCATCTGCAAAAGCTAAAAGATTATCATCTTGCATTACTGCTAAAAGAAGTTCGTTTTTATCAGTTTCATTAATACCAAGGTCTTGCCCAGCATTATCATAGTTATAAGCGCGAACAGCTTGCTCTTTAGTATATAATCCGTCTAATATAGTTTCTTTTAAAAGATCTTTATTTTTATATCTTTTTGATAATTCTTTATAATCTTTAGCAAGAGCAACTTTAGAAGATTCATATGCAGATATACCTTTAGCAAAAGGTGTCATTATATTATCTTGAAAAAACTTCATTTGAGTTTCACCAACTTTGCCTTTATCTAAAAATGTGTATAGCAATCCTACAAAATCATCAGCACCTGGGGGAACGTATACATTAAATCTTCTAAGTAAAGAACCCTTTGTAGGCTTTTTACTTCTTAATATACTGTCCATTTGGTCTTCAAGCGAAGCCTTTGTAGGCTCTTTTGCTACTTGTGTTTTATTTTTAACACCTAAATTATTTAGCATTTTATTTACAGCAGCAACATTTTGTGGAGCGTCATCAGCAAAGAATATATCATTATACCCTTCAGATACTTTTTCCGCCATCCAATAAGCTTTAGCGCCAGGCTTTCCGTCGGCCAATCCTGTTATATTTTCTAAAGGTACACTAATACCTAAACCTGCGCGCAAAAATTCTTTTATTGCGTTAGCTGATTCAGCTGGCCTAGCGGTCAATACAAATATATCTCTTTCACCTTTTGCTTCAACAAATTTTTTAGCGAGCAATGATAAAGGCCCTTTTTTACCCTCAACTACTTTATTAAATTCATCAAAGCTAAATTCTGCGCCGGCTTCAGAAAGCTCGCCAGAACGCTCCGCAAACTCTGCAGGAGTTAATGTACCTTCTGTTCCGTCTGGAAGCGTGTAACCTACCTTAGAATTGCTCTGAGCAAGTGTATCGTCAAAATCAAACACCCTTGCTTTTTTTACAGGAGCTTTTTTGTTTGAAGCAACTACTTTTGCTTGTTTAAGAACATCTAATTTGTTTATTATTTGTTTAGTAGACAGGCCTTCGGCTTCAACACCGAAACTTTTAAGGTCTTGTTTATTTTTTTGTCTTGCTTTTTCCTGCACCTTAGCTACACCTTTTTCATTTAATATAGCTAATTGCTTTTTAGCAGAGCCTGTTTTAGCATCAGAAGCATATACAGATTGCTGTACAAAATTTTGATACTCTTGTTTAGTTAAGTAATCTTTAACAACATTATACCCAGCTTCAATAGCTTTAGCCAATGTTTTACCACCTCTATATGCTAATTTAACTGTTCTTAACGAGTTTATTAATAAGAACGATGGTATAGCTGCAATATTGGTTTGTAATGAACCCGGATCGCCTTGAAGTGTTTTAATAGATTGTATTGCTCTTTCTATTAATAGTTCAAAATTATCTTCTAAAACAGCATTGTTTGAAGCTTCAATTCCGTCAGGAGTTGACGGGCCCTCAACGTTTAATTCTTGCGCTAAAGTTTTGTTTGTTATAGGATTAATTAAGCTATTTAAATCTATTCCAGACGCAGATAATCTTACAGCTGAATTATCTAATATACTTTTACCTTTAGGCATTACAGAATCTAATTTAGCCGCATCAATTTTTTCGTCGTCTTTTTTAGATAATTGTGTTTGGTAATAATTTTCTTTAATAGACGGCATTACAACAGAAACTTTATTGTTTGCAATAGCCCAAATTAAATTTGCTCCAATAACCGAAGCAGGCGGATTATGCTCTTCTCTAAATTTTTCACCTATACGCTGTTTCCCAGAAAGACCATATTCCATTATTTTAGATTTATATCTAAAAGGGGCTGCTATTTTTATAATGCCAGTAGTTGCTTGATAACCAGAAGATATAAATAAAGCCGCAATTTCTACAGGCATTTGGTTATTAGCAACTGCTTCTGCAAGCTTATTAGCCATAAATTCCAAAGCAATTAAATTGTCTTGCCCTTGCTTTTGTCCTTCTTTTGTAAAAGCTTTTACTATTGAAACTCTTTTTGGCTTAGAAATATTATACTCTTTATCAAAAGTTTTAGCAAGAGCTAAAGCTTCTTGATATGAAGGGTCTTTAGAACCATAATATAAACCACCTCTTGCCGGTAAATCAACATATTTGCCATCTACTTTTCTTCTAGCAAAGTTTGCAAATTTAGATCCTTCAAATATCCAACTTGGTATTTTTGCCTCGCGAATAGCCTGCAGCATTTGAGATTTTTTCTGTTCTCTATTATTATCGTCTACAGTAATTTTATTTTCTATACCAGAAACTTTAGCAGCCTCATTTATATTTTTAGCGCCAGCCACTTCATTTAATTCCTCTCTATTAAAAATGGTATTATCTATTGTATCAGATAATGTTTTTTGCTTTTCAATAAATATATCAGTAATGCCATCAATATTATTAGCCAACAAATTTTCTGCCTCAACCGCACCTAATGATTCTGCTAATGAATTTAAAACAGCCATTCTGCGATTGTTAGCTTTAGTTTTATTTGTTTTAGCTAACTCAGCATTGTCAAAATATTTTTTAAATTTTTCTAAACCCACTTGTTCAAAAGCAACTTTTTTGTTGTTTTTCAACATACCTACCTCTTCAAAAGGATTTAGATTTACATCTCTAGCTTTCGCCATAGATTCAGGCCTAAGAGAATCGTATAACAATTTTGCATTGTTATTTATTAAATTACTGAATTGTCTGTTATTTTTTGTGTTTTTTCCTAATGCTTCTTTTAGTATAGGATATAACTCATTTTTTAATGTTTTAGCAATATCAGTTGTAAACTTTAATGAATCAACTTTTTGTTTTGTTGTTCCTAGCGCCAGTTTACTTGCTCTAGTTATTTCACTTTTAACAGACTCATCTAAATTTAATTGATCAGCAATACTAGTAGCATTAACATCTTTATTAAAATTGTCTATATCTATTTGATCTTCAACGGTTTGTGGTGTTGCTTCTGTTTCAGCAACTTGTAAGTCATCTATGTCTCTAGTATATTCTTGATCTGCAATATTTTCAAAAGCATCTTTACTCATTGCTCTAACAGGTAAACCTGTTCTAGGGTTATTCAAATAAGCTGCTAAAGGTACTCCTGACTCAGGATTGTATGTTCTTAATAACTTAAACACCTCAGCTTGCAAATTCATTTTATACTCTTCAAAAGTGCCTTTACGTAAGTCAACAGGTATTTTAGAATAGTTGTCTTTTGCAACCTTGTTTATTAATGGGGCTTGTTGATCCATGATTTCATTAAACGTATTTCCGTCTATTTGGTTATACGTTTTTCCGTTACCTTCATCAACAACTCTTTTTATCTTACCGCTTTCTAATGCTTTATCAAAAGCTTCTTGCGTTTTTTGAGATCTTTCAACAGAGTCTTGCTTAACACCTTGAGTAGGGTCTGCAAATAAAGTCATTATAATAACTGATTCTGCTTTTTTCTTTTGGTTGTCAGCTATATCTCTTTGCTTTTCAGAAGATTTTTTATCTTTGCTTTTACGATCAAAATATTTAAATTTAGCATTTTCATTTAGCAAAAGCAATTTATCTTCATTAGAAAGTTTGTTTTGCTGTTCTCTTAATACAGCTTCATTTTCAGATAAGCTTTTATTTATATCGCTAATTTCTTGATTAACAGCGTCTATTTCAACCCCTGGAGCATTATTTTTTTCTAAATCTTTTTTAGTATTTTCAAGATCAACTATTTCTTTTACTTTTTCATTTCTTTTTTCTTGAATAAAACCAGGAGTTAGCTGTTGAAAAACATCTACATTATTTTCAATAGCTTTTTTTCTTTTTTCTTTTACAATATTAGCAACGTCGGTGTCTTTATTTGGAGTAAATATTTCAGCAGTAGCAACGTCGTTGTCGTTCATGTCATTAACGACATCTAAAAACTGATTTTTAGTTAACGCTTGTTTGTTTAAAACATAGCTTTTATCAGCCATAGAGGCTGCTGTTGTAAGTACAGCACCAAGGCCGCCACTAGCTTCTAAAACAATATCCGTAGGACTAAATTCTTCATCCGCCGCAACTTGAGCAACAGCTTCACCAACCGCACCCCCAACACCTTCACCAGTAAATTCACCTGCAAATTGTCCCGCTCTTCTAGCTACTTTAGCTGTTTTACTAGCTCCTTTTATACCTGTTGTTGCTAAAGTACCTACGCCTTTACCAATACCCATAAAAGCAAAATCAGCAAGTGCAACAGAAAGACCTCTACCTAAAAGCTTTGATTTTATATCTTTAACTTTTTCTGAGTCCTTTAAAACGGCTCTTACAGATTCTTTTGATAAATCACCATTGGTGTATTTCATTATTTCTTCTGCAATTTTACCCGCACCTTCCATCATACCACTTGTCGCAGCATAAGCTCCTCTTGTGGCTCCCCCTGCTGTTCCAGCAAATGCCCCTATTGCACTTCCCAAGGGTCCACCTATAGATCCAGCTGCAGCCCCAGCAGCGGCTCCAACACCCGCCCCTGCACCTGCTCCTAATGCTAATCTACCGGCAACTTCTTCGCCTCCTGTAAAAACTTCTCCAGCTGTTCTAATAGAACCGGCAAGAGAGCCTAATTGGGTTTGAATAGCAGCATAAAGATAACCGGGATTTTTAGTAACAGCTCTTATAGCAGCTAAAAAATCGCCCCCCTCTTCTTCAACAGCTTTTTGGTAGTCTAGCATAGCTTGACTCATTACTCCAGCCTCTTGCTGTTCTTTAAGTGCGGCTAAACCTTCATTTAATTTTTCTTCGTTTTCAGGCGCATCCGAATCTAATAAATCAAATAATTCTTCAACGTTTCCACCTGTAGTTGTATATTGATTAAAACTATCGACAATACCTTCAAAAAAGCCAGCACCCTTTTCTTCTTGCTCCTTTTCAGGGAAAGGGTCAAATGGGTTAATTTCGTATGATCTATCAAATGGATTCATATATATTATTTAGTTTAATCTTCCTTCAGGAAATTTCATTAAGCTTCTAGCAAATTTTTGAAAATTTGATCTATTAGGTTTTTCTTTATTTTCTTGTTTTTTGGCATAGGTTATTGGTATTTGCCTAAGCTTATTTTTACTAAAGCCCATATCTAAAAGCTCAGCTGGACTTACTCCATGCCCTACTCCATAATAAAAAAGAAAATCGTACATATTATTAATAGGTTCTTCCCTGTCTTGACCCTCTTTGTTTTGACCAATTGCAAATAATTTACCGTCTTTAAATTCAAAATTCACATTATCCCCAGTGTCCTGGTTTAAATTTGTTATTACACTTGAATCTGAAAAATCAGGTATTTTTTCTGTTCCAAAGCCTAAAGCACTTAAATCAGCCTGAAGCAGTTTTTGTCTACTAGCCATTTGCCTTTCGGTTAATGTACCGCGTCCACCTCCGCCGCCTGTTGCTCTTGCTTGAGTATTGAGCATTTTTTGTCTTTCTAGTTGCAGTTGTTCTTCTTTAAAGTCTCTTTCCGCTTGCAACTTACTTTGTAATTCGTTGTCTCTAGTTTGAGCAGCGGCTGTTTTAATAAACTCTTTTTCCATTTCAAACTCTAATCGACTTGAAAATCTTTCACCTACCATGCTAGGAGTTTTATTAGGAGTAAAAAATGGAGAATCTTGATCATCAAGTTCTTCTGCAGTAAAATCGTCAACTGTTGGTGTATAAGGGCCGCTATCTAACATAGACTGCATTTGTTCCATATCATACCCTAAATGGTCCATAGCTAATGACTTAAGCCCATTGTTTCCTTGTACTTTCACAAAATCGTCAAAAGCACCTCTCACACCTGAAGAAAAATCACCGTCAGATAAATTTGCATTTGGAGAAACTATTATTGTTTTACCATCAACAAATTTTTCTTTAGGAACACTCATAGTGTCCGCTATAGTTTTTGTTAAGGCAGGAAAAGGGTCAACCTTTTTTATAGGCTGAGGTACAGCTGCTAATTGATTTATTGGTATACTAAATGGCTCAGTATTGCCATCCGCGTCTTCTGCTGTTTTACCTTGGTAAACTAAAACACCATTATCATCTAAAAACAAATTACCTTTATCTTGAGATATAGCTTCGTAAAGATTTTCATACATGTCTTGATTAGCCGCACTTAGTGTTCCATTAGCTAAATCAGTACGGTAATTAGTCATCATAGTTTTTAAACCGGCTGCAAAAGGTTTTAACTGATCTACTTGGCTAGAAATAGTGCTGTATCTTTGAGCAAATTGGTCTGAGGTTATTTCATTATTAGAAAGTTGAGAAACTAAAGTAGAAGCTTCGTCTGCTAGTCCTCTGCCTGCTTGCCTAAAATAATCGTCTATTGAAGAATAACCAGAATTGGAGTCAATCATCAACCCTTTCTGTTGCTCGGCTTTAAGCATACCAAGCCTGTAATCTCTAGCTTGATCTAATTTTTGTTGCCTTCTTTCTTCTCTAAAACTTTTTTGTCTTTTATCAAATCTGTCTATGCTGCTATCAACAGTTCTAGCGATAGCATCGTAGTCCATTGTACGTGTATCGAGTTGGGTTGCTAGCCTTGCTAGATCTCCCGGTTTTTTTAAAGGACTTCCCATATTAACCCATTAATGTGCTCATTATACCGCCTCCTGGGGAAAGAGCCGCTCCTATTCCGCCAACTAAAGCAGTTTTTGCATCCTTTCTTGCTTCATCTGCAGAAGCTTTTCTGCCAGAAGCAATCCCAAACAAATCTTGCATTTGACCATATTGATTTTGCTGGGCCATTTCTGTAAACTTAGCCCTATTAAGAGCCATTTGATTTGCCGCACTAGCACCAAATTCTGCTGCTCTATTTTGAGCATCCATACCCGCTAAGCCAAATTGTCCAGCCATACGTAATTGGTCTCTTGTTAAATCTTGTTGCTGTCCAACGTTAAACATATTCATTCTGTTTGCCGCATCAAATCCTTGTAGCCCAAATTGATTCATACCTGAAGCACCAAACTGAGCAGCTTGATTAGCAGCCGCTGCGCCAAATTGTGCCGCTTGATTTTGTGCCTGCGCAGTAAACTGTCTAGCTTGATTATCTTGACCAACATTAAATTGTTGCTGACCTAAATCAAATTTTGAAGCTAAATTTTCTTGTGCAAGTTGGTCTTTTTGCAACTGGCCTTCGGCTTGTGCTCTTAACATTTCATTTTGTTTAACTTGCTTGTCAATATCAGCTGATATACCCGCTTTAGCTTTTGCGGCTCCAGCTACAAGAGCGGTAGCCCCACCGCCACCGGTCCCCGCTTGTGCTACTAAGTCTTGTTGGGCGGCTAAAGTATCATCAATCTCTTGAGCCTTCATTTCTGCGCCCGCAGTACTAACTTGAAGGTTATTCATTGTGTTGGCTAAACCCGCATCTTCACCTCTCATTAATTGACCTACATTAGTTTGCGCAGCATTATATCCAGTAGCATCATAGCCTTGCGCTTCATACCCTGCAGCTTCCCCCAGTTCTCCCATTTGCGATTGAGCTGGACCTCCTAAGCCTAAACTTTCTATTGTAGGAGCCGCATTAACAGTTGCGTCATAGCCTTGACCTACTAACCCTTCGCCTACATCTTTAAATTTAAAATTTTGTAATTTACTTTTAATCGCGCCAAACTCTTTGTTGGCGGCCTTTTGTTCTCTTCTTCTTTTTCTACCTCCAAAAAGAGAAGCAACACCTCCTACTATTGCACCCATTAGTATTTTAATATTAATTCGTAAGAAGGACTTTTATCTTTCGTAAAGCCCAGTTTTTCATATTTTTCTAACAAAACTCCAGGTTTTGCCCAAGCAAAAGAGTATTTAAACCCTAAGTGTTTAGCAGCGTCTGTAGTAAAATCTAATAAAAGTTGCAATGCATCACTTCTGTCTTTTTGTTTGTAATCTTTATCACTTACAAGTACAGCTGGAATTGCAGTCTTACTATTTGTTTGGTATAACCACATGGCAGCAATAGGCACGTCCTTTTTAACGATAAACCCGCTTAAGCCATTTTCTGGTAAAAACTCCCGAGGTGGTGGATCTTGATTATATTTTTTCCACCAAGAGGGGAGATAACTCCAATCCTCTTCTTTAATTTGAGTAATATTTAATTTCATAGATTAATTTGATGAATATACCGCTTCAGAATTTAAAGCAAATAATTCTGCCGCATTTATTGATTTATCTGTTGATAACTTAATACGAACGCGCATAAATGTTCCTTTTGCTCCTGACACAAGTTTAGTTGCATCCGCTACAACCGCACCGTTAGAAACTTTATAAGTTGTTTCTTCAGATACTATTGGAGCAAAGTATTTACCTTCTTTTTCTTGAAAAGGAAACTTAATTATTGTACTCATTATGCATTTTGTGTTATAGTTATTGTTTGATTAGCCACCGCAGAACCAGTAACTCTTGCATTCTCAAATTTAGAAATAGTTACTGTTGCTGTTCTTTGAGAACCAGTCGTATTGTCTGCTACACCTATTGTAAAAGGATAATTAGACCCAGAAAGAGTTATACCATCGGGATCAACAATTTTAGTTCCAGCAGAGCCATTTAATAATACCCACGTTTGATTTGCAGATATTTGTATTGGTATTGTAGCCCCGTTTGAATTTGTTATACTTACCGGTGTACTACCTGTTGCAGCAAAATTTGCAGGATTAGAATATGTTCCCACAGAAGCTGTTACTTCACCTGAGCCTGTTATAGTAGCTGTTGCAGTAGTATTTTCTGAAACAGCAGGTAAAACAATGTTATATTGCAAATACTCTTGCGAAGCCCCATCAATACCCGCAGCGCCAATAGCAGCGCCGGGCACATTATATGTTAAGCTGTGACCGTTAGGTAAAAACACTTTTGTTGTTCCGGTAGCGGTCCATCTAAGCGTAGCGGTTCTTCTTGAAGCTGCATCATATGGGCTTATTGCATATGCTGTATTAACAGAAGTGTTTGCAGGTGTAGTTAAAGCTCCACTTGCAGGTGTAGCCCAAGTTAATTGAGGTAATATAGTGGCAGACCCACTTATACCTAAAGAATTATTAGTTGCAGTTGCAGGGACTGTTATAGGAAATCCTGCTATAACATTGCCATTACTATAGCTTAAATTAAACGGCACCATATTAGTACTACCACCCATTCCTGAATGATTAGAACAATAGTAATACAATGTAGGCGTATTTGAAGCTATTACTATTTGTGTGTATGCACCTGCTGAACCAGGAGTTCCATTATAAGTTACCCCGGTAGTATATTCAGTACCACTTGCATGAGTACCATTTGGAGTTGTACTAAATTTTAAAGGGTGTCCCGCGTTTGAGCTATTACTTTGATCAAATTTATAAGTTTTGCCTTTAGTTAATGCTAATACTGGTTGTTTTAAATAATCAATATTATTACTTGCATCATCTATTGCATATTTATTTGAGCCATAATTTCTAACAATTACATTTTTAGTAATAATTGAAGATGTGATAGCGGCCGCTTGAGTTAATCCTGTTATATTAGCCGATATTAGGCCTGGATCTATGTAATAAGTGCTAATGGGAGAAATTGTAACATTTAAATTATTTGTGCCTGCTGTAGTATACGTTGCTAAAGCTGGGCTAACGTTACCGTTAGTTACAGAATCTGCTACACTTATAGTTAATAAATTAATTTCAAAGATAAGACCAGCACCAACACCTCCTATATTTGCAGTTTTTGTTTCATCGTTTGCTCCAGCCGTATAACTTATTTTAAATACTAAATTCCCATTTGTAACAGCGGAAGGGTTTATTATATTTAATCCGCTTCCTGTTAATGTTATATCATTTGTATTATTAAATTCAAAATCAGCATTTTTTGGCTTAGCTGTCACTACCCATTCTATAGTTTCGCCCTGCTTAGCATAAATAGTTTGTTCTCCTATAATTATGCTATTATTGGCAGCACCAGAAAGTTGTAATGTTATTGCATAATAATTTTCTAAAGCAGGTTCTGAGCCTACAGAAGAAATATCCGTTTGCATAAAATCTAACTCCCAACCTGTTGTTCCCTCATAACTTATATTATTAAATGTTTTAACCGTAGATGGGCTATCGTTCAATATAGGCTCTATATATGATTCTGCAGCAGTAGCACCGTAAAAAGTATTTCTATTAACAGTTTCGTCATTATGCTGCCATAGTTTACCTGAGTTAAAAGTATAATATATATTATTTAAGCTTAAACCACCTTCTTGCTTATAAGATTTAAAACTTGTCCACCCTTGTGCTCCTTCATCAAATGATATTGTAAAGTAATTGTCTGTAGCAGTGGCTACATTGGTGTCTTTAAACCCGCTAAAACCTTTACCAATTAATGTAACATTGTAAAGGTTGTTATATTCATCATATGATCCAATAACTTCATCTGACTTAGCTAAAGCGTCTCTAAAAAAGTCACTCATGCCCATATTAGATATTTCAACTAAGCCATTTTGAGACAACCTCATAACACTTCCCCTACTTTTATCAGTAAAGTATTTTGCATACCCATAATAAGCAAAAGATTTAGGATTTTTTGATATACCAAATTCACCCGCATATGGAGCGATTGTGCCTAAAAATTGTGTATTTGTAGTCACAGGTATTGCCCCACCTTCAGCCGAATATATAAAGTCTTTATTAACAGGAGATCTTGATACTTTATCTTCTTGAAACACAACTATTTGAGTATCATCAGCAAACAACTTTTGTATAGACCCGTCTTGAGGATCTAAAGATATTGTTATGCCACCTTCAGCTTCATTAAACTGATTTATATAGTTTATGTTTGTTCTTGAATTAAATAATCCGCTTGAATGTATAAGAGTGTTAAATCTTCTTTCTTCAGCAAAATTTTCTTTTACCACATAAGCTCTAACACCTACATCAAAAGCTTTTTCATTAAATCCAGCTCTTAGCCTATTTATTTCAATATGTGTACCGGAACTAAAAGTTAATAAATAACAATTGTAAAATTGAATATCAATTGCAGTAGTTGTAAGAGCTGATATTAAGCCTCCTGTAGATGTTTCAAAAAATACGTCTAAGTTTGACTCAAAAGGTTCTGTTTCAAATACAGCAACACCCGATGTTACAGAATCCGTAGGGACATTAGCCGTTCCTGCAGGATTATTTATAGATTGTACTTTAGTTAAACTAGATGTTGTTTTATTAACGCCTCCTAATATTTTAGGGTATACAGCAGTATCACATGGCGATATTGTAGCGCTAGTGCTAGGGGGTATTACGGCTGTTTGATCTCTTGGTATTTTATTAATACTGTCTCCAAACCTATTTACCACATTTGAAGAAGCCACGGTAGAAATCCAATTGTAATATTCTTGCTCTCTTTGCTTTACAACAATTCTATACGAATAACACCAGTCTAATGCTTGTAAAGCTGTTATGGTAGATTGCGAAAATGCTATACGCAACGAATTAAATACGCTGGTACTATCCGCTTCACCTGTAGCCGCATCAATAAATACCGTGTCACCGCCAGTTTCAGAAAGCAATACAGGTGTTTGTCTTCCAAACTTATCAGCAAGAACAATTCCAACCTGGTATGTTCTTCTTGACTTTACAGACATTCTATCATCTAAAGCTGTATATCTAGCAGAGGCTTCACCCGTTCTGCTTACTGTAAATGATACTTTTGGTATATTAAAATTTTGTAAATAATTACCATATACTAGTCTACCACCTGCTAATTCTTGAGATTTAGCAAGCCTTGGTACTGCGTCAGATACTCTAGTTAATTGATCTGAAGGTAGAGTTTTAAAAGGATCTTGAGATTTATAAAAAAAGTTTACGCTTGTTTCTGAAGTTAAAACTTTACTTTCTACAACGTACAAAGCACCGCTACCGGTTTCTTTATATATTAACTCGACCTTATTAATTCCTAATTCAGCTGGAGTAGGGACTGATAATTGAACAGATTTTATAGCATTTACAAATGTTTCAATTTCTCCAAAATCTTGAATATTTGTAGCAATTGCATCAGCTTGGTTTAATCTTGAAAAACATATAGGAGTAAACGGAGCCAATACACTGTATTCACCATCTTCAAACTGGTATCTATAAGAAAATCTAATTAATTTATTTTCAAGAAAATTTGAAGTAATTACATTACCCTGCTCGTCTGAATCAGAAACGCCAATTATATTTGCTGCAATATAGGGTGCATATTTAGCAACAGAAATTACATCGTCAATATTTGTGGCTAAATTATACCTACCTGGAGTATTTCTAGCTGTTTCAACATTTATTTTTCTTGGAGGATTTCTATCATCTGTAAAAAACAAAAGTTCATCAACTAAATTTATTCCGGTAATTAAATAATTTTGATGAAAGTTTAGTGCAGCACTATTAACTAAAACAGTGCCTTTGTTTGCTTTTTGATTATATTCTATTATTTGATGATTACCGCTATTTATTTCGTTATATGAAGAATTTGTAGTAATAAAATAATATATTCTTTCATTGCCGTTATCTCTATATTCGCCTATAACTTTTGCACCAGACAAGCTGGTATCATTAATTAGTTTATTCCCTAAAATATTTTCAACCGCGCCTATATCTGCACTTTCTGACTTGCTAACATTTATATTCAATGCTTCTCGGTATTCACCGGACTTAAGCATTTTGTCATCTAAATCGCGATTCATTTTGCTCGCGTTAAAGAGTCTTTTAATTTCTGGCATATATTAGTGTTTAATCCACTTAGATTTACCTCTTAATACTTGAGCTAATTCGTTTATTTTTAAATTACTAAGTCTAATTTTTGCATTTTTCATTTTAGCATAAGCTTCTTTTTTATACAAAGGAGCCGCTCCTGCTGAAGAAGGCCGTAGCTTAGATAAATTATAAAGCATATTTGCATATACTGCATCCTCTGCTAATTTAGGTACTAATACATTATCAAAATTGCTATTATTACCTAATCCATCAGAAATATATTGTAACGATATTAAATCGCCCTCATTAAAAAATGAATTAAAATATACTTTACCCGCTTCTAAATCAAGTAAATATTCACCATTAATATTTTGTCTTTCTGGCTCGGAGCCATATCTTCTACCATAAGAAGAAATGTCATCGTCATCATAACCGTCGTTATAGTCTTCAATATTTTTTAATGTTGTAAAACTTCTTTCGGTTTTAAATCTATCTGCTGTTTCAGATATTTCACTAAATGTTAAATTACCTTCTTGATCATATATATATTTAAAATCCTGATCTTGCGCAACAGCTTTTGTTGGCTTTGTAGTTTTAGAATTTTGAATTGTTCTATGATTGCCATTTGCATCAACGTATGAAAATTTAACGTAATTAACATAGTCGGAGGGCAAAGAAAGCTGCAAAGTTGAACTTAATTCAATTTCAATACTTTTTTCTGCATGAAAAACATCATAGCTAAACTCCTGAACAGACCTTTGTGCCCAAAAAGCAATTTCATATCTAGGAATTCTTGATAATACTTTTCCATCACCAACATAAGCAATCATAAAGTTATTGATTATGTCATTTAAATGGGTTCTGCTGTAATATCCGGGTATTGCTGTTCCTGTTCCTCCTTCTTGCGAAGAATAATTATCTACATCTAAAGGTTTTCTTGATATTGCCATTATTGTTCAGTTGCTTGAATTTGTTGATCTTTTCCTTGTGCAAAACCTGCTACATCCGCTTGTTTGATTACAACACCAGCATAAGACAGTATTTTAGCAACCAAAGCGTGCTCTTCAGATTGGTGTAGCTCAAAGTCAAAAGATTTTGCTGTTGTGGAATAACTATCTGTTGATGGATCAAAAGCCGTAGAATCATATATAGGTTCATTAGGCACGCCGGCCGCTATTTGAGCAGCACTAGGCATTAAATAACCAAATTTAGGTTTAATAGGCTTTCTTAAATAATCTATAGTAACTCCAGTTGATATAGTTGTAGGATATACAACTACACCATTAGAAACTAATGTAAATACAGGTTGTGTTTTTACAGGGGCTGTTAATGGTGATAAATTAACATATTTAACGGATTCATGCGAAATAAAATCTGCCACTATATTGTCTACAGATATAACTCCTAATTTATAAAAATCAGAAGGAAATGCAAATATATCATTAGCTTTTGTTAAGCCCCCTGTTTTGTAAAATATATTTATTTTTTCAGAGCTATTTAACAAAGGATCTGAAAAATCACTTTGCAATATAGGGCTGGCTTCGTAAGTAGCACTCCTAGCAAAGTATCCTTCAAATATTTCGTTTTGTGCCTGCGCAGCTAACTCATTAAATTCTTCAGGTGTTATATAACCTCTGTTGTCTTTGTTAGTTATTACAAGAACCGCTTTATATACATTATTTATGTTTACACTCATATTTTTTAAATTAGTGAGCACAAAGTTGATTTCTCACTTTATGCCCTTTGTATTATGAAATTTTTTTCATAATAGACTTCATTAAATCAATACCATCATCTGTTTTAAAATAAGCGGCTAGCGCTCCATAAGGGTGTTGATCAAAAGGTACTGTCATAACCTTTTTACCATTTGCTAATTTAAACACGGTGCCATCGTCAGTTAAGTTTAATATACCTAATTCAACAGCCCTATTAGCAAGATTTCTTAGCTTTATATCTTCGTCTTTAGATAACTCTATAAAAAGTTTTGGATCATTTTGTGCAAATCTGTATGCATCTCTTTTTAATTCTTTAGAGCTAAGGTCAGTAACTGTTGACCCTAATTCAGTTCGCATAATAGCTTCTAAATGTTCAATGTCTAAAGTTTTAACAAGATTTAAAGCTTCTAATTCTAATTCTAAATCTTCAATTTCGTCAGTAGCCTCTGCCACTTCGTCAATTTCTTCCCACAAGTTTCCGGCTTGAGGGTGATATATAGATAATAGTTTTTGTAATGCTTGTTGTTGTCTAGAAACTTCAAGCACACCATCAAGAAATATAACATGGCCTAAAGTTACATAGCCTTGTTGTTCGTCTACAAATAAAGATTTTTGATTTGTAGCATATCTTATTTCTTTGTTTTCTCCAGTATTTTCATCAAACCAAAACAATGGTTTTCTTAATGTGTGTTTAGACTGAATAGTCCAACTTATTGGAGATCTATTTTGAGTTAAAACATAAACTCTATCTTTTATTTCCCAACCCTTTTCAGGGCTAGTTTTTCTTTTTTGTATTTGTGTAGTCATGATATAATATAATAAAAATAAAAATGAGGATAAGGGTGGCCGAAACCACCCGTCCTCTAATAATAATTATGCTTTAAATAATACAAAGTTATTAGCACCTTGTACAATTAAACATCTTTCAGATAGATAGTGCATTCTCATTTCATCAATTGGTGATGAAGAAGCGCCACCTACAGATCCAGTAACCCAAGATTTCATTTTTCTGTTTTCAGTTTCAGAAGCTCTATATCTTACGTGTAGGAAAGGTCTCTTGATATTTTTTCCAAGAACTTGATCGTATACTGTTGAAGTACCAGCAGGAACTAGTACACCTTCAATATCTTTAAAACCACCTCTTGTTGAAAAATCATTTAAGTATTTCCAATCAGTTTTGTAAAAGTCATAAGAACCTCTTCTGTATCCAGTGAAACCTAGATTAAGAGCCATATCCTCGCTGTTGTTAAATACACCAAAAGAAGTACCTCCAGAGTATCCACCATTTTGTTGTGCAAGAATATCATCAATTTCTAAAGAAAGATCTCTACCTAAGAAAAGCATGTTTTCTTCAATAGCACCTTGCTTATCTAATTGCTTAAGTACAGCATCAAAATCTGTTAAAGCACCACCAGAAGCTTGCGCTCCAAAGTCAGAATATACATTACCTCTTGCTTCAATAGCTTCAAAGAAACCTTCAGTACCTCTAGCCGTAGCAGTGATACCTGAATCATAGAAATCTAAAGTAGCTCCAGTGTTTAATTGCTTAACACCTTCAACCATAGACATTTCTAGATAATCTTCCCAACGTAGTCTGTTTTCGTGCTCAGACTTTAAATACCATAAATAACCAGATGCCCCATTTTCAGAAGTAACTTCAATCCATCCTATTTGAGCAGTGTCAGATCCATTGATTGAATAGTGCTCTTTAAGAATAATTGGAGAGTTAGTAAATGTAGCATAGCTAGGATCTAGTTTCTCAGTAAAGTTGCCAGTACCTTTTGCAAATTCAGATCCGTAAGCAAGAGCTGTAAATCTTTGAGCATTTGTAATAGCAGGAATTCCAGTTAAAGATTTAACTTGGAAATAGTTACCAGAAACATTAGTTACAACACCTTTGATTACGGCGCCAGTACCTCCTACTGCAGATGTAGCAGAAGATTGAGCTTGAATCATAACTGTTTGTCCTTTTCGGAAATTAACAGCAGTAGTTCCTTGTGTAGTAACACCTAAGCTTGTAGGCTGAGCTGTAGGAACATTAAAGTTCAATACAAGACCTCCGGTTGTAGCGGCACTTGCAGTTCCAGGAGTAGTTCCTGAAGTTGGCATTGTGCCTGCGTTACTTAGATAAATAGCATTAGCATATCGTGTATGCAATCTGCCTTGCTCAGTCCAGATAATTTGATCTGAAGTAGAAGGCATTTCGGCTGACACCATACGAAGGAAAGAGCCTATAGATCTGTTGCCATATCTTTCAACTTCTTGTTCGTATACATCAGGTAAAAATTGTTGAGCCCACATATTAAATGAGCTGTCTGTAAAATCAATATAGTTACCAGCATATAATGCTTTGCTTTGGGTTGGTTGCAAAGCAGCTGGTATTCCACTTGTAAAAGCCATTTGTAAAAATTTTTAAAATTAAGTTATTTAGTCCATTTTATACGAAGCTTGTCAGAAGAGTTACCGGAAACAACTTTTATTTTTTGGCCTGCTGGCGTGCTTATACTAGAATTGTCAACACGAGGTTGCATATCTATGTTTTTTGCTTTCTTAGCAGCATCTTTTATTGCATCGGCACGGCCTTGCTCATAAAAATGATTTGCTATTTTATCAGCATTAGCGCCAACATATAAAGCCTTATGGTATTCCATTGGCTTTTCAATAACAGTTTTTTCTTTGTCCATGAATAAACTAGCAAAGTTTTTAAAATCACTTTGTGATTCTTTAACTTTTAGAGGATTCTCAATCTTAAATCTATATTTGTTTTCACCAACCTTAAAATCAAAACCTTTGAATTCATCGTTAAAAACTTTATTCGTTTTTAAAGTAAAATCCTCTCTAATTTTTTCCGCTTCTTTTAAAGCTTCTTGATTATTATTATAAAGCTCTACGGCATCTTTATACTCTTCAGGGATACTATCTTGCTTTCTTAACTTAAGATCTGCATAGTATTTTTCTTTTGAATCTGTAAAATGCTTTTGAGCTTCATAAATTTTTTCTTTGAATGCTAATTGTTTTGCTTTAACTTCAGCTTGATCGGCTGTTTCTTCATCATAAGCAAAATCTTTTTGCATCAAAAAATTTATATCCTCATTATTTAAATGAGGTTTAGTTTGCCTTAAATATTCATATATTAGTGTAGCATTATCTAATTTGGAATAGTCTTTATTTAAACTAACATAGTCTTCTAAAGAACCACCCGTTTCTTGCATAAAGCTTACTAACTTTTCAATATCTTCAGGGTAAATATTTTTTTCTTCTACCGCCTTTTGAACTTCCTCAACAATTTTTTCTTTTTGTTTAGTTTGCTCAACTTGTTTTTCTTCGGTATCTTTAATTAATTCTAAAGGAGAGTCTACTCCTTGCCCTTGTTCTTCTTCGTTACTTTTATTTTCTTCTTCTTGTTTATTTTCTCCGGCAGGCTCTTTAGGTTCTTCTTCGTTTTTTTCTTGAACCTCTTTGCCAGCTTCGGATTCACCGCGTACAGGTATCTCATCTGTGCTTTGCTCTTGAACGGCATCTTCTTCTTTTTTAGCAGGAGGGGTGTCTACATTTACACGATATACACCGTCCTCTTGAAATCCATAATTAGAATCAACTTCGCCTTTTTCTATTGCGTCTTGCAATACGTTGGCTTCTTTTTCTTGTGCTGAAACACTTTCGTTTGTTTCAACAGGTTTTACTTCAACTTGTTCTTCCATGATATAATATAATATAATAATTTATTTTACTTAGGTTCAAACCTTGATAGATCAAACCCACCTAAAACATCATTGCCTTTTGACTCAAATGATTTTTTAGGCTTTTCTGTTTTTGGAGGCCCAGCTATTGACGTAGAGCTAATTTTTTTGTCTGCTATTCTTTCCTGGACTTCTGCCTGCTTTCCGGCTAATTCTTTTTGTGCTTTTAACTCTAATTCTTTTAATTTAACATTAAGCTCATATTCGTAATACATAAGCTCTTTTTTTGTTTTAGCCTCTATTTCTAATTTTTTAATATCTAATTCATTTTCAGCAGTAGATATTTGTACTGTAGATGCTGCTTTCATTTGAGCAGATTGAGCTTTTGCTTCTTCTATTTGTATTTGTGCTTGACCTTGCGCTTCCGCTTGTGCAACAGAAGCCGCTTTTGCCTGCTCTTGGTCCATTGCCGCTTTTCTTTGCCTTCTAATTTTTAAAAGCTGATTTGCTAGTTTAACATTTTTTATATCTCTAATGTCAATAGCATCTTCCAAGTTTATCCCTTGTTGTGATAGGGCCACCTGTATGTTAGCTTCTAGTAATTGTTTTTCTTGTTCGTCTGGCTCTATTTCTAAAAATATACCAAAGTCATGAATATGCAGGCTATTAAGCTCTTGTAAAGCACCCACCGTAAATTGGCCTAAAGCACTAATAAACGATTCTTTTGTTGGGTGAAATTCTAATACATCTTTAAATCTTAAAGATATTGCTTCAGCTATAGTTCCAGTAATAAACATACTACTGTCTAGTATATGCCTAGTTGCTACATTGCTATTTGCAGCAGCTAGTTTTTGTACTCCAACTAGGGCTTTAGGATCTGGGTCGGAACCATCCCTTGCTTCATTTAAACCAGTTATATCACGTATCATTTGTAAATACTGGTTATATGCACCTATAAGTACTTGCACTTGATTTCCGCCCCCTCCTGGAAGTTCTTGAATTGGAACTTTACCAGGATTAATATCGCCTTCTGTATTTAAAGATCTGCCTATAATAGAACCAGTCTGAAAATACATATTCAAAGCTTCCTGCGGATTGTAACTTGTGCCATTGCCTAAATCAATTTCTGAGAGCCCGTCTGCGTCTAAATAAACGCCAGAAGGAACCATCTTTTGGATAGCCTGTTGCATTTTTAAATGCGTTAGCTGAATTAGATCGGCATATGGTGTCATTTTTGAAACCAAAGAATCTATTTTGCCTTTATATATTCTAGGTGCAGAAACAATATAATTCATTAACACCTTGTTGGTATTAGAAAAAGGACGAATCATATTAGTAGCCTTTTCCCATTTTAGCAAATTATTATTGCCTAGCGCATATACTCCTTCATAAATGACCTCTCTTGCTTGGGCCACTCTTTGAAATCTTGTTCTTTTATCTTTGGGTGGGTTAAAAGTATCTGATTTTTGTATAGCTCTTGCTCCACCAGATGTGGTTTCTTTTATTTTGTAAACATCGTTTTCAAATGTTTTCCAATTGAAATATAATAAACTTACCGTGTTGCTATCTTCTTCTTGCCCTCTATCACCTATAGAGTTTGAATATGAACTATAAGAATTTCCTTTTTGTCTTAAATCTTCTAATTGCTCAATGTCTAAATTTGGAAATTGCTTTTTAAGCTCATTTATTTTTACTCTTTTAACTTCACCAAAATAATAACAATCTTGGAAATTAGGATCTTCCGTGTACGACCATACTAAATTAGCGGGGTCTACGTAATCTAATTTTATTCCGTCTGTATTATTAAAAGAATGTTTTACAGCACCTATACCTATTACAGCAATATCATAATCTACACGTTTTTTTATTTGATCATATTTATTGCTTAAAAATACATTTTGTATTGCTTGTTCTTGTGCTATTTCAATACTTTGTTTATATTGTAATTGCATATACAATTCAAGCTCTTCTGTATTTTGAGGAGCGTCATCATCAGGAACATTTCTAACATCTACATTTAATGTATTTTTTATATTGTCTATTAATGACTTTGCATTTATATCTCTTTGTATAGAGTTAACAAATTCAGTTCTTCTTCCCGTTGATATTGGATCTTGCGCAAATGCTTTTATAGAAAATAATCTATCTTGCATGCCATTAACAACTATGTCAACAAATTTAGGAACTATTGGTACTGGTTTCCAATCTAAATTTAAATAAGATAGGTCTCCATTTATAGCAAACTCATCTTTATACTTATTAATAGACTGCTCACCTCTAGCATATAACCTAAGCCTATGGTACTCATCTCTAGATTGATTAAATCTTCCGGATGCTCCGTCTTTATTAAACCAATCTCGCTCAATAGCCTTTGCTACTTTTGTTCCGTAATCTATTGACTGCTTCTCTATGTCCAGCACTGCTTGACTAGGGAATTCAATATTTGTTTCAGTATATGCCATATTTATTTAATTAGCATGCTTTTATTGCCTTCATTTTTATATTTTGAAAACGAAAAATTAAGTTTTTTCGTTGTTCTTTCTTGTCTTGGTCTGTATAAATGTTTTCTACAAGCCATTATGGCTAAACCGCTGCTTATAGATGCATCATGGGCTGTACGTTTTGATATATCAAACTTAGCCCAATCTTCTAATGTTCTTTGAAAATACATATTTCCGTAATTTTCACCTAAAATACCAACGTTTTCTTCTATATAAGATTCTATTGCAGCCGCGTGGGCTTGTCTTATATCCTCAGAAGTGTTAGGTATACCACCTAGCTCAAATTCTGTTTTTGATAAATTGCCTATAAGTTTATCTGGGCGGTTCATAGAGTATCCTCTATAACCCCTCCTTTTAAAATGATATAATAATCTTGGCTTATTATTTTCAGCTAGTATGGACATACCATAAAAAACGCAAGCCATTAAAACATCTTCAAAAAATATTTCAGCTGTTTGGGGCCTTGCAATGTATTCTAAAAAAAATTTACTCGACGGGAAGTCGGAGTTCATTGAAAATGTAGTAAGCCCATGCAACGCTCCATTTGAACCACGACCACCAACTGTACCTGATATATCGTATGAATCACATCCAAAATATCCAAAGCCTTCATTCCCCGGATATTTTATTCCCTTTTTTTCAACTACATTATTTCTTATATGTTCTTTTGGAACCCAACTTAACAAAAATCTTCCATTTCTATTTGGTGTCCAAATAACTTCAGTATCTTTAATTCCATTTTTCCAAGAAAAACTACCTTTAACAACATAGCCTTTCATTGCCATTTCTTCATTATAATCTATTTGTTCGTATATTTTAGTAAGATTAAATAATGAGTTTAAAGTTTCATCTCTAAAAGCGTGTTTTTCTGATCTTGGAAATTGTCTATAATATTCATTTAGTGCGTCAGCGTCGTTTTTAAGACCTTCAACTTCATTTTCCCAATGCTCAATGACTCCCGTGGTAATGAGGCCTCCTTCAATTCCTTTAACCGGATTTTGTGGTGTATCGAACACAGGGTATCCATACACATCAATGAATCCTTCGTAGCCCCATTCCATAGGTATGAACAAAGAGTATAGTCCACTTGCAGTCTGGCCATTTTTATTTCTTTCTGTAACATCTGAGTCATAATATAATTTTTTAAAATTATCACCCCCTTTATCTAAAGAATTTGAAGTTGACCCCATCAAGCATTTTCCAACTATTCTCGCTCCTAGCCTTAAGCAGGTTTTAGTTACTCGCCAGTTATTTAGTATATTATCGGGTCTTTCCCATTTACCAGATTCGTCATGCACTAATAATATTAGCTTTTCACCATCATAACTATTATCACCAGTATTTTTCCAATCAATAGTTGTATCAAGACCTTGACCTAAAAGCTCGTCGTCGGACTCTTTAAAAGAATTTCTTGTTAATCTTCTTGACGGGACCTTGTAGGATAACTCGGTCTTCGGCCTTTCCATTCCGTCCTGTATCGGTTTGAAAAAGAACGGGTAGTTGGTCGATATTGGTACGACTTTATCGGTGAACATTTTTTTAGCGTCAGAACCGGTCTTGGATAGTATGCCAAACCTCGAGTCTCTTGATGTTGTAGCCATGTTAACAGTTTCTGATGATGCCATGAAGCTAAACCCAGACCGTCTATTTTTGAGGTAGCACATACCGTAACATCTGTAATCCGCTTTGCACGCCTCCCAAAAGTAATAAAATATCCTGTTAGCATGTCTGAATTCCGGAGCCCCCACGTCAATCTTTGTCCAGTTGAGATACATATAGTGCGATCCTGTAACGTAACAGGGCTCACCATTGCACATGAACCAGTAACCATCATTACGCCTATTAAATTCAGTATCAATATAATTATAATACTGTTCTTTAGTTTGTTCGGGATGATGCTTAAACTCATGTACTGTTTTAATTTTGTTTAATGATTCAGGTCTATTCCTTCTAGTAAATATTTGGTTTTCTTTTTTTAAATGATCACCATCTATTTTATCAGGAGTTTTAGGTATTGCTATCTTAAGACCTTGAATTTCATATATCTCACCTATTGTACCGTCTTTACTAATTACAACGCAGTCTAAATCAGCGTTATAACCATATTCGTATTTTTTATACTTGTTGTTTCTTTTTGTTTCTTTAGTATCTATGTGGTCTATAATTATGTTATAGAGAGATTGTTTATACATTATTTTATTCTATCTTCTACGCCTAAAAATTTTACAGACTCTTTATTTTGCTTTTTATTTTCTGAAAGCTCTTCTATTTTTTCTATTATTTTAAATGAATCCTCTATCGCAACCCATTTTGCTTGCGCTGCTATTTTTGCTTTTTCAGGCTCTAATTCATTCAAATTTATTTTTTGTCTAATAACCTTGTCAAGTTCAAGTAAAGCTATTTCAGCAGCTTCAACTACTTTTTTGTGCCGGTTCATATTTAATTGTAATTTGATTTGATAATACTCTATATAATTTTTGATCGTCTATATTAAATTCATATTCAGAGTCAGGCGAAAAGCCCACTACGTCTCCTACGGACAACCCTAACGAGTTCAAATACTTGTTGCTATACACAAGCTCTCCTAATAGTTTTTGCTCTCCTAAAACACTCCATTTTGAATCATCTTTAATAGGTTTTACAAAACAATATTCGTCTAAGCATTTCCATTCTCCATTTCTTTTATAAGCATATATTTGATCTGGAGCAACCATATAGTCATTTTCCTGTATAAGGCTGGACGAATCTTTTTCTTTCCCGCGTATATCAATCCATCTTCTAAAAACATTATGATGCAATATTACGCTATCGCCGGGTTTAATAGGAGTTTTAAACATAGCCGGAATTGCCTTAACTAAACCTATACGGTTAGTATACATATAATCTCTTTCAGAAATTTCAGTATTAAGTATTAATTCTTTGCCTTCTATTTCTTTAGAGTTGTTATATCTTTTATTTGATTCAATAATAAAATTAAAAACTGACCTCATTAATAGTCCAAATTAAATTCGACAGACACTGCCATGTTTTTATTAAAATGTTTCCAAGGAAGCACCTCATCATTTTTTTTTATATATATATTGTATGTGCCATCTTCTTCTAATATATCAGAAATGGTGTGGCCACCATAAACTTCTTGGCCTACCGAATAATGCATTGCTTCATTCTTGTAGTCTTGTCCAATTGATATTTTTCTAATTAATTTCATTTTAGTATGTCCATATTGTTGTATCGGGTGCACCAGGGTATCCAATACCTAAATGCATAAACCCTCTTTTTCTGCTAATACCTATTCTAGTAAATCCTACTTCAATTGCTGCTTTTACTAGTTTAAATGTTTTTGCTCCTCCTACACTTTCAATATCTACAGCAGCACCGTATGCGTGCTCGCCTGGTTGTTTTTTTGCAGCCTCTATAGGGTGTTCAGGACTTCTGTAGTCAGATGTAATCTTTATAGGATAGCCATATACTTCTCGCAGGCTATCTAGCATTGAAAGAAGTTTTTCATCCATCATTTCAAAGCCGTTAAATTCAGACTCTTCAAAGTATTTCATTGTTTGTTCCTATCTTTTAATTTCATATAAATATTCATCCCAGTGTATATTATTGTCATAACCAATACTACGGTTTGCAAAGTGGGGTTGATATTAGGCAGCGCCGAAAATGCAACTGCTCCGACGTTTATGCCGTAAATTTTTAAGTCGTTCATTATTTGTGTTTACTGTTTCCAAAAACTTTTTCTACCCCTCGCGAACCAAAATAGCCACCAATAACAATAGTAAGTAAACCTGTAATTGAATCTAATGGATAACCCATATACCACCCAGCTACATAACTTACTGTTAAAAATACTAATGTTAAAGGCCTAACGTTAGCCGCTAGCCACGACCCTGAAGTTGCATCTGCAACCCAGCGCCTTGTTGTGCCATCTATTTCAGCTCTCTCTATATCTAATTTTTTAAGCGCAATTTTTTTATCAGCTTCTGACATATCAGATCCACCAATTATAGCCTGTATAACAGACCCAACAGGTGTATCACCCGCTATTGCACCAACGACGTTAGGAATTTTTTCTAATAAGAACTTCCCAACGCCGGTATCTTTAAAACGTTTTTTAGCCATATTTAATTTTATTTAAATGCCATATATAAGTATGTATCACCAGATTTGTTCCAATGTACAGAAGATGAAACAGAACCTCTTGCTACTTTAAATCCATCTGTAATAAATTTACCTGAACCATAAGAAGAAGTACTATTCGCATTTTCAGAGTAGCTTTCGTTTGCATATAGGTTTTTCTCATCACCCCTTGCTATATCTATTATTTCCCAATTACTTCCGCTACTATCTACATTTTTAACTATAACAAAACTTGGGTCAAAACCTAATCCTGTTATTTCTTTGCTATAATCATTAGTCCCATCTCCGTCAAACGATCCTATCTTACTGTATCCTGCAACTGAATGCCAACAATAAGCAATATAAGTACGGCCACTAGTATTAGCATCGCCGTAAGTATTGTTAAGAGTTATATTTGTTCCGTCTATTGAAAATCCACCAGTACCTCCTGTGCTGTTAGTATTAAGATACAAATGTTTATTAGAAACAACGTTTGTTATACTTGTAATCCAATTGCCTGTAGTTGATATACATTTAAAAATTGCAATATCAGGGGCTGAAGAGAGCCCATGGCCTACGGTAGAACCACTTGTACCGGTACTTATATATTTTACAATACTAAATCCAGCTTCAGTATTAGCACTTACCGTACTTTCAATTGTACCATTGTTATTTCTGGTTAAATGACCAGGGTTGTTAAATGTTACATTTGAAGGAGTCCCTGAATACGTATTGCTAAGATCTCCAGCCCCAACGCCTAAAGGATATGCTGCTACACAAGACGTGTCCCCTAAGACTTGTAAAGTGTTTATAGTACTGGCTGTTTCATTATAAAGTGTCGTAACTTCTGAAGATGATATTGCTTTATTAAATATTCTTACTTGGTCTATATTACCATTAAAAGCATAATCTGTATTTGAACCATTAGATCCTATTGCAAAGTTTTGATTAGTAGGTGTAGGCCTTGTAGTTGTTTCTGTACCTGAGTTAGCATCTAAAACACCATTTACATAAATTTTCATAGCACCACCTGCTACAACAGTACAAACTACGTGATACCATTTATTTTTTAACAAAGTTGTATCACCTCTAAAATAACTACCACCAACATTAAAATATAGTTTACCTGGATAAGAACCATAAGAAACTCCATAAAAATATATACCTATAGGTGATCCCGAATCAGAATTTGTTCTCTGACTGAAAATAATTTGTGCATTACTATCGTTACCTTTATTATTCATCCAAAAAGAAACACTATAATCTCCTGAATTAAAAATAGTTTGGTTACCAAAATTTATCTTACTATTACTACCATTAAAACTAGCTGATCTGTTTAACAATCCTCCGCCTTTCCAATTCCAAGCTACATAATCTATATTTGATTTATTAGTGGAGGCCCAAGGGTGGTTAGAATTACCACCTTGCCCAAGAAAAACGCCATTTGCGTCATATGAACTTATATAGCCATAATTGCTATTTGAAGATGGTATTCGTTCTGGTGAGTTAATGTTCGAGACAAGATAGTTTTCGCCATCTCCTCTTAAAACATCATACACCCCATGATCATAACTCCCTGTTCTAGCCTTAAACCAAGTTAAGCTAGGCTCAAACCCTACGCTAGAAATATATCTTGTAGCACCATTTCCTTTATACAATACGGCCTTAAAATTATTTGTATCTGTTTCAGGTTTTTCGTTATAAAGTTGGGTTACTTGAGAGCTTGTAAGTTCAGAATTAAAAATCCTCACTTGGTCTATTTGCCCATTAAACCATGCCGCCGCATATGACCCGTTTATATATCTTCCTCCTATTCTAAAAGCATCATATGTATCAGTAATTAATATGGTTGTAGTGTGAGTACCATCTAAAACTCCATTAACATAAGTTTTAAGAGTTGAACCAATTGCGGTGCCACTCATTGTAAGAACACAATGAACCCAACTCCCTGTATTTATACTCTCGCCTGAAGTTGGCCCATAATTTTCTCCATTGCCTTTGCCTGAAGTAGAATATAATTTATTATTATAAACAAACATATTTAACCCGCTAGCGTGAGAGGCCCCTCCATTAGTTATTATACTCTGAAATGCTGTAGAGGTAGTTTTAATCCAGGCTGAAAAGCTTCTTGCACCACCCTCGGAATTAGGGTTACCAGCACTTATATAACTACTACTTCCGTTAAACACTGCAGCTTGACCAAAGCGTCCAAACCTGTACTCTATATTTGTATCTGTTCCGCTGTAATCATACTTTACGTTACTATCTCCAACGCCACTATAGTTGCCGGATATATCTACGCCATCTCCATCTAATTTATATGTTGCTATTGCTGTTTTACCAGTTGGGAATGCTAATGTATTAGCTGTACTTACTGTTTCGTTGTTATATAAATTAGCAACATCTGTAGCTGTTAATACTACATTATATACTCTGACTTGGTCTATTGTTCCGGGAAAATATTCTCCCGGATAATTAGGCATTGATCCTATTACACATTTTTGATAACCGCTATAGGAATAAGAACCCATAGAATTTGAGTCAGTAGCAACAGAACTCCCATTCACATATACTGTAGAGCCGCTGTTATTTCTTGTCACAACAATATGATACCAAATATTTGCTGTTGATAAAGTAAAATATACCTCATTGCTTGACTCATTTCTGTAATGAAAAGATGTTGTTCGGTCAGGTCTTTTACCTAAAGTAAAAGTCGGTCCACCGCTAAAATATGACCCAAATGCAATCTGCCACTTACCTGATCCAATATCCTGAGGTTTCATCCAAAGAGAAACAGAATGCGCTGTTGAGCTTAATTGTAAAGTTGAATTCTCAATACCGGTTGAATTTCCAACAAACGTAGCTCCTTGATTAAATTTGCCCCTTGTTTTACATAAATCTTTACTATTATTATCTAATTTATAATATGCTAAATTTGCTACAGGATAATTTATATCAGTTGTTGTAGCCGTATACTCACAAGCAATTTCACCCGCACCATTTCCGTAAAGTTTACTAACTTCTGAAGATGATAATGCTTTATTAAATATACGAACTTGATCTATTTCTCCGTCAAAATATTGTGAATACCCACTTGAAGAACTATAAAAAGCTCCTATTGTAACTTTTTGTCCAGAACCATTCCAGCTCTGACTTGGCAAAGTTATTGAGTCTACCAATAACCTATCTATATAAATAGTCCTTTGGTTTGCTGACTGGTTTATTGACACAACAATATGATGCCAATTGTCATCATTATAAGTTGAACTTGTAGTGTGTTTATCTGAAGTGCTTCCGTAATCTGTTACAATTTCAATATTACCTCCGTCTATTGTAATATCACAATTTCTACTGTTTTGAGCATAATCAGTAAACATTCTTTGTCTTGCTGTTGTGGTTGTTTTAAACCAAAAAGAAACAGCCAAAGTATTTTTACCGCCAAATATTGATGTTAATGGCAAATCAACATAACTATTACTTCCGTTAAACCTCGCTCCGTATAATGATTTCCCGCTAACGCCAAAGTCTACGTTTGTAGGAGTGCCGTTAATATTTGTATAAACTAAATTAGAAGAAGTTGCATTATAATTACCGGATAGGTCATTAACATTATTATTTAAAGTGTATGTTGCATAGCAAGAAGAATCTCCTAAAATTTGTAAAGTATTTGTTGTTTCCTTAGACTCATTATAAAGCGTTGATACTTCTGCGCTTGTTACTAACCTATTAAAAAAACGAACTTGATCAATCTCACCCACTAAGCTTGACACACTTTGGTTTTGGTAGCCTAATCTATTATACTTATAGTTTGAGTTTGTATATGTAAGAAAAGTACCATCCCAAGCGGAATTGCCTATTAATGAATTATTTATGTATAAAGAAACCCCACTAGCTGTATTTCCGGTCCAAACTATATGATACCAATTACCTACAGTTAATGCTGATGATGTTACCTCTGATGTTACAGACGAAGAACTTAAAACTCTTGCGCGTATAGTACCGTTGGTTTCAACATCAATTAAATTATAAATATCATTTAAAAGCTTCATAATAGCTCCGCCATAACTATTTGTTTGAGCCGCATGCTTATACCATAAAGAAACAGTAAAAGCACTTCCAGACCTCATTGGGTTATCTATTGTGGAAGGTAATTCTACATAACTATTGGTATTATTAAACTTTGCAGCTTCACCAAATTTACCACCTCCATCGGAGGCAGAAGCGTCATAGTCTAAAGTGTATAAGGCTACGCCACTATTATCTTTGAATATATCTGTGGTATCTGTAAAGCACAAAGGCTTACCTAAGAATCCATAGTTAAATCCTTGTCCAAACATATTATGTTGCAGGTTGCACTATAGTATACCAAAATTCAGCTGCAGATATACATAGTATTTGAATTAAATTTTTAGTTCCTGAAGTATCATCATATTCCCCTAAAACCCTATTAAATGTACCTGAACTACCGCCTACAGTCCAAGTATCTGCTGTATATGAACTACCAGCTCCGGTAACTAATATTATTTTTGTTATTCCTACAACAGGATTTTGTATGTTAAATGTCGTATTAGCGTTAGGTGTTAAGGTAAATACCTCAGCGTTTTTAAAGTTAACATTAACTGTTGCACCTGCTGTAAGCGTATCTGTTGTGTTAAATTCATCGGCTAATATATCCGACGTTATTTTTGTTAATGCCATATTTTATTTATTGAACCCATAATTGATTATTCCATCTATCTGCACCAGAGGGAACAACATCATAATAAATACCCCGACCATACCAGTCAAAATAATCATAATCCCACTTGCTTCCCCAGCTATAATAACCACTAGCTCCGTTCCCAAATAGTCTGCCTGCTGTACCATAACCAGTGTTATTGTCTGTATTTACGGTATAATTACCAATTCCCGTACCTAAGTTTGGCCAGTTCCCAGTGCAAGAACTATAATAATATGAGCCGTTATGACTATTACTCCAGCCAGAATTAGCTTGTATTTTAGTCCAAATGTATTTTTTATTAACATTAGCACAAGTGTTGCCTCCTGGAAAGCCGGTTGTATGGTTTTCACCAAAAGTAGTTCCATTTTCTTGAGCAATTAAAACTATCATGCCAAAATTACCAGGACTTGATGTTGATCTTCCAGATATATTAGAATTCCATCTTATTTTTCTTGTGCCATTAAAATACTGCCACATATGTATATATCCCTCTGTATTCAGGTTAGTCCAGTCCCCGGTTATTAGACCAGGAGCACTATTGTTTTCCCAGCCCGACCAATGGCCTACCCCAGTGGGCCCTATTCTAAGATCTAAAGTGTAATTTAAAGGGGCTTCCGCTGTCCTGTTATACCAAAGCATCCATCCACCGCCATTGTTTGCCATATCACAATAAACTTGTTGAGGTGCAGTCCAGCCCGGGAGTTGTATAGAATAAAATCCACTTGTGGTGTTCCCCGCGTCATATGCTTCTTTTGCAGATGCCCAAACCCCTGTTACAGCAGATGTCATCATTATAGTATCTCCTAACATATTAAGCCGGTTGGGTTATTGTATACCAAAATTCAGTTGCCCCGACGCACATAATTTGTATTAAATTTTTTTTTGCCGAGGTATCATCATAGTCTCCTATTATTTTATTAAATGTATTAGCAGATCCGCCAACGTTTAAAGTTATAGTATATGAATTGCCAGTACCTGTTATTATAAAAGCTTTTGATATACCAATTACTGGGTTTGTAATATTCAATGTTGTATTTGACGTAGGAGTTAGCGTAAATATTTGGGCACTATCATAATCTACAGCAATAGTCGAAGCTGGCGTTAAAGCCGTAACTGTATTAAATCCGCCAGATAGTAGCTCTGGTTTTACTTTAGTTTGTGCCATTATTTAAGTTGTTGCTATTAATTGATACGTTGGTCTTTGAAAAGTATTTTCACTACCTCCAAAATTATAAATGTTTTTGCCTATCCCTACTCTATAACTACTAGTATTATACGAACCAATTCTATATTCTAAAGTTTTATCACTAGTCCAAGTCCCTATTATTCCATTAGCAATATTTTCCGAGGATGCACCCACTTGGAGGCATCTTTGTACGTTTACTGTATTGTAATAATCGTCAGCCCCTCCGTAAAGAGAATCATGAGATGTAGTTACATTTGTACTATCCACATATATAGAGGTAAGCCATATGGCGCTAGTTGATCCTTCCTTTACATAATTAAAATTCATAGCAAATAATAAATTTTTAGTTCCTTCAGGAGGTGTATAGGAAATAGTGCTACCAAAATCTGTAAAACTAGCTGGAGCGACTGCATACGAAGTTACATTATCTGCTGTTTTATCTCCATTTACCGTTTTTATAGTTCTACCATCTGGCTGCCAAATCAAATGTTCTAATACATTTGTGCTACTAGCTGCTGGAAAAAATGTTGATAGATTACTCATATTATTGTCCTATTATTACCCAGCCTTGATCAACGCCAGAGTATATTAATTCAAAACTAGCAGATGCCGTATCTAATGTTAAATTAGCTACTGCACCCATAATTTTTTTATTGTTTGCTCCTAACACACAAGTTGCAACACCAGACCTATTAGATATTTTAATACTGTCCCCAATTTGTGGATTAGCAGGCAGCGTTAAAGTTAAATTAGCTGTTAACACATATACACTATTTGCTACTGCCGTTGTATTACTTGATATAACACCTACAGTTGGCCTTGTTGATGGATTAGTTAATAAACCACCACCGTTTATAGATATTACCTCAATTGTATAATTAAGATCCGGGGCAGTTGTAAATGTTATAACTCTGTTCGATAAAGAATACGTAGATTTTTCTTGGTATACACCTTGTAAAAATACCATCGTAAACTTTTCATCTGTAGGATTACCGTTTACAAGAGTGAATGCTGTTTGACTTCCTGTACCGGTAAATCCATCATATTCCATATATGATGACTGTTGTACATTAACAGCATTAATATGCATTACTTCTATAGTATAACCATTTTGTGGTGCTGTACTGAAAGTAATTATATTATTAGCAACTACATAAGTTGACTTTTCTTGATATACACCTTGTATAAATACAAAAGTAAAATCTTCAGATGTGGGCGCAGCACTAAGTGTAAACCCTGTTGTGCTACCATTTCCTGTAAAAGTATTTTTATTTAAAGCAGAAGCACCATTAACCGTTACAGTAGCAACATGTATAACCTCTATATTATTTGTGCCCGAAGGTGGCGCTGAGCTAAATGTTAATACATTGCCTGAAGTGCTGTAATTTAATTTAGACTGATATACACCATCAATATATACCTGCGTATGTATTTCATCTGTAACCGCGCTTGATAAGGTAAACTGCGTTGTTGAACCATTACCTGAAAAAGTATTTCTTTCAATAGTAGATGCATCTCCACCACCACCAGCAATAGCACCCCATTGAGTAGTATACCCTTCAAATTGATTGTCGGTAGTATTATATCTAAACATACCGGCAACTGCAGAACCTGGTCTTTGTGCTGTAGTACCATCAGGAACTCTTAAAGCACCTGTAGTATTAATATCTATTATTTGCCCTGATTCAGATATAGCAGAGTCTGCAAGTGTATCTGAATCACTAAACTTAGGAAGTGCATTAGCACTACCGGATCCATCTATAAAACTTGAGAGAGCAGGCGGAGTGTATGTAAATACCCCAGTTGAATTATTATATGCTAATGATCCATCTCCCGAAGGTGAGCCTTCGGAACCTACAGATATATCGGTTAATGAAATACCCGCTGGTAGTGCTACATTTTCCCATCTAGCATTTGAACTATTATAGCGTATAATTTGGTTATTAGCTATACTAGCTATGTTTACATCTTGTAAATCACCAAGTGAAGCTGAAGCCGATACGCCACCTAAATCAACAGATGCTAAACCTCTAAATGCACCAGCGGTTAATATTTTTGCTTGAGCTGCATTGTTAAGAGCACTTGCATCACCTTTCATTATAATAGCACCAAGATATATAGCTTGATTAGAAGTGTTTTCCGCTTCTAAAAAGTCTTCAAGTATATATTCTTTTTCAGCATCAAGTAGCGAATCATATACATTATGTCCATAATAAGACACAACAATATTAGGTGTACCTGGAAAATAAAATAATCTTTGTGCCGCAAATTTAGTACTAGTTACATTCTGTAATGTACCCGATCCATTATCATATTTTGTTGGATCTAATACAGTGTAACCATTACCGCTAGGTCCGTCGTCTAAAACAAAACCACCTGAGTTGTTTCTATAATACCTATGTATAACACACTGCGTTTTAGCAGAGTCTGAAACGGTTGATGGGTTTTCAGGGTCAGCAGCATAATTTCTACCTAATGCAAAAGCAACACCGGCCGCTCTATTTATAGATAGATTAGCACCATTTGCAGTTACTTTATGCCCTGATTTTTTAAGTGGGCCAAATATATTAGCAAACTCGTTTATCTGACTTGTATTGTCGTAAGCTGTTATAGGAAATGTTTTTACAAACTTAAGCACACCTTCAGTGTGTATAGCACTTCCTATTGTTATATTGTTTCTCTTTTGAGCGTCTGTAAATGCAGTTGCTTGCTGTTGTACAGCACCATTTGCATCTACATATATCCACGAGTTAAGCTGCTGCGTATTACCGGAGTCTAAATTAGATACTGTAATAGTTTGCTGCGACCAAGAAATCTTTTTAATTTCAGGGTGTGGATCAGAACCACTCGCTTTATTTATATCGTTTATTATACCATCGCCCGCAGCAATAGTAAATTGTGTACCGTTGGCAACAGATAGTTCACCACCGTTTAATATACCGGTTGATAATACTTCTGTTAAATAATCAATACTTAGATCTTTATCGTCGTATCTAAAATGCAAAGTATCATTACCACTTTCGGTACTAAAGTATATACCGTTATCAAATGTGGGCGTAGAGCTTTGAGCGTTAGATAGTTGGATAGAATCGCCAACCGTAAGATCACTTGCTATTGTTACATCGTTAGGTAAACCTACAGTCCATGTTCTATTTGCTGATAAATCTTGCGCTCCACCTGCTACGTCAATTTCATTTGCAGTGCCCTGTACTGTTAATGTAGTAGAAGGGCTTGCTATAGCTGGTTTATTTTGTATGAATGCGTCATTTGTATTATCCGATTCATTCCAATTTGACTGTACATTAACTTCTGCATTTGTAGCTATGCTATTTAACTTAGCTAAAAGTGCTGAAGTAAAATCTTCAGTTGATAAACCTTTGCCGGCAACCTTATCTTCTTTAGTAGCCATAGTGGTATTAAGGCTAGCTATAGAAGCATTGTTTGCTTTTATATAATCTACAATTTCTTGTATTGTATCTAAAGACGCATCGTTTGACGCTAATATACCATTTATAGTATCAATCAGTCCTTTAAGTACATTGCCTTGTTTTGCTGATAATACTTTAGTTCCGTCTTGCGATAATAAATTATCAACGACATCTGCGTCTGTTATAGCGTTAATATCTTCAGCTCTTACAATACCAGAAAAAGCAACAACCACATCTGCTTCAGCAGGGGTACCTGATGCTGTTAGCATTGTAACAGAAACTAACTTACCGCCAGTTGTGTCTTCAATATTAGTAACTTTATAAATAGCATAGCTATTAATACCATCGCCGGCTAAATCAGTTACTTTTATTATTTGATTTGTAAATAAAGTATAAATACCAGAAACATCTGTTCCGTTTTGTATTGTATTTGAAAAAGCTATTTTTTGTATATTAGCCCAGCCAAATTGTGAAGGTGCTGTAGGATCAACTAAATACTCTATTGAACCTGCACCAACTGATGAATCTGTATATTTACCACCATAGGTGTATTGATAACCTGTACCATTGCCTTGCTTAGCAAAATGCAGACCTATATCGCTTATTTGAAATAACTTAGTAGAGTTGTCCGCTGCGTCGTTACCTACTAGTTTATCGCCACCAGTGATAGTGGTATCTGTTGAATATTGTTGTATTCTAGCCATTATGGATAATGATTTGCGCCTGTCTGTATTGCATTACCTGACCCTGTAAAGTTAACATCGTAGCATCCGCCACTTCCAGGGTCAATATAATTATAATAAGCTTGAGAAGATCCTCTTACAAAGCCAGTGTAACCTTGGCTTAAAGTGTAATCAATTGCAGCTGTCATATTAACGCCAGAGCTGGGATTTGATGGAATAAATCTACTTGTTCCATCAGCAGTACCACCTGTTAAACTAATTAATGTTGCATTACTAAAACTACAACAAGCGCCAGCGCTAAAACTACCATCATAAGAGGTATTACCAACAGAGTAGTTGCCCGAATAAGTCCAGTTAAATGTTATTCTTACTTTAGCACCGTAATTCCACATCAATACTCCATTAGAAGTAGTTGTTATATTATCTATTGTTGTATACGATATATTGCAAGTTGGTTGCACTATAGTATTAGATGGGCCCGCGGCATGCGTTGCACTTGAAGAAAACGTAGAACCGCCTCCTTGTAAAGTCGTACCACCTGTGGGCGTTAAAGTAACAGTATACGTATCGGCACTTCTGCCACATCTGTAATTAGTTTCGAACGTTTGGGTGTGATCATAAGGCGATGAAGAAAGCACATAGCTTCCTGTTAAATTTCCTGATAAATCATATGTTGACCCGGTCTCTCCTGTAACCCTAAATGTATTAGATGTTGCAGTGTTTGCTAAAGATGTATTAGTAAATGCAGCACTTTGTAACTCTCTAGTATTTGGATATACTTCTTCGTGCCCTATATAACCTTTTGTAACAGTGGCAGTACCTAGCTTTAAAGCTGAGATGTTTGCGTGTTCAATATTAGAAGGCATACTAAGCTGTTATAATATAAAATGTATTCGGGTCGTATAAATCTACTTGGTATCCGGAAGCAGCTGCTGATGTATATGCAGGCGTAAAGCTTACAGTTACGGTTGTACCAGAAGGCACTGCTGAAACAGTACCTTCCGTCCTTGTGGTATTACCACTAGTTCCAGTTACAAATACAGTTGCGTTTACCGAAAATATACTTGATGACGTTACTGTAAAAGTTACAGAAGATGCACCTGAAGGATTACCACTTGTAGTAGCACCCGTTTGTTTTAAAGCATCATATTGTGCTTGGGTACCTTTCCAAAAGTTTAATAGGCTTTCATTGTTTCCAGTAGCAGCTTTATAATAATGCTGTCCACCTATTCTTGTTGTTAAATTTGCCATTTTTTATTTTTTATTTTATGCAGTATATGTTCCACTTTCTTTAAAGACTACAATAGTATCAGTTCCTTCTGTGTATGTTAAAACAGAAGAACCGCTAGTTGTTCCAGAATAAGATGAAGTTGGCATTCTTAAAATAACAACGCCTGTTGCTCCATAAGAAGCATTATTGTATCCCGAAGCAGTCGCCCCTCCTGCACCTGTGTTTGCAGTTGCAGTTGAGTTGCTACTTGCAGCAGTTCCCCCGATCCCACGGGTGCCATTACCTGACTTACCTCCGCCCGCATAATATACGTCAGTACCACTTACTTCTCCTACGTAAGCAGCTGCTGCATTTGTATGATTTAATATATTAACAGCGAGACCGGCTCCACCGCTAGCACCTGAGCCTGCAGCTGCAGCACCACCACCACCACCGCCTTGGTTTCCATTACCTCCTCCGGCATATCCTTGATTTGCAGTACCTGATCCAGGGCTTCCGTAAGGTGATAAACAGCCACCACCACCAGAACCACCGCTATCAGCAACTCCAGTAGTAGAATTAGTATAATACCTTGCACCATGGCCTCCGCCTACAGTGGTAATATCTGTTATATCTGAACCTGTTATACTTGATGCACCTCCATTACTACCAATATTACCGGTTGTACCGAGGCCTCCTCTTGCCCCTACCGTTATTGTGTAAACGGTACCGGGCTGAAGCGTTAATGCGGTTTCAGCACTAGCTCCTCCACCGGAATTTGATCCATAAGAGGTTCTTAATCCTCCGGCACCACCGCCACCGGCTTCATTAATGTTATTAATTATTCGGGAACCACCGCCACCGCCTGCTACTACTAAAAAATCTGCAATAGTAACACTTTGGTAAACAGAAGTAGTGCCTTTATATACATTCATAATCTCAGTTGTACCTTTATAAAGCTTACCTCCGGTTATTTCTGCTGTTCCTTTGTATAATGGCATATTATGCTGTTACGAAGTAAAGTGTATTTGCGTCTTTAGACCCAATTGCTGCATATTGCGAAGCAGTACCGGTCCATATTAAAGAATCGTTAGCAGAGTTTTGGTCATCTACTGCATTGGCTAATCTAGCTGGTGGATAAAAAGTATTTATATCTGCCATAATCTATGTTATTAAATATCCAATAGTGCTATTTAAGTATACTAACCGCACTGCTTGGTTGTTATTTACTGTTATTGATTGATTAGATGCTTCAATTAAAGCCGAAGCAATTGTTACGGTACCCGTACCTAAATTTTTAAGCAATACTGTACCGCCTTGTTCCATTGTTGCCGGAAGCGTTAGTGTTAAACTATTAGAGCCTTGAACTACATATATACCATTTTGTACTGCAGTTGTATTGCCTGTTATAGCACCTCCCGTTGAGCTGGATATTCCTAGAAGTCCAGCGCTTGGTAAATCTATTTGTAGTCCCATTAGCTAATTCCATTTATTACCCAACCATTAGCAGCATCAGTATAAAACAGCTCAAAAGAAGAGGTCTGTTCATCTAATACCAGTGAGGTAGTTCTCATTATTTTTTCTGACCCATTTGGGTTTATTGTCCAGGTATATGCTGATTGCACATAATTACCATTTGCATCAAAAGCAGAAAGATTTGTAAACTTAATACTGTCTCCTGCCACTCCTGCGGGTAAAGTTAAAGTTCTATCCGCAGTTATATTACTTAATATATAGTATTTCCAAGCTACAGCTGTTGCATTAGCTGTTAATGCACCTCCATATTCATACCCTTGTTTTAATACTACAGCACCGTTAGTGCCCGCTGCGGCAACGATTAAATTATTAAAGTCTATAGATGCAACTTGTACGTCTGTATTTCCTCCAAAATCATAACTAGCCCCATTTGCAGAAGCTAAAACATTTAATGCGTTTTGCGATATAGCTTTTGTACTAGTATTATAATATAAATAATTATTTGTACTAGCAGTAGGTATATCATTTAACTTTAAAACTTCTGAATTTATGTTAAATTCACTTGTATTTACTGTTAACGCACCGCTTCCTTGTTTACCAAATGTAAAACTATTATTAGAATCATTAATAGAAACTATTTGATATATATTTACAGATGTATCATTTATAAGTTGCCCTTGTGCAGGGAATGCTGTAGTATATGTCGACTCAACAAAATATAAAGATTGGTTTGTGGGTATTGCCCCAAACAGTGTATTTATACTAGCAAAGTTAGAAGCGCTGGCTGTAACACTTGTGCTACCGCTTGTTATAGATATTCCTGCTACTGAGGCAGGCGAGGTAGCAGCTTGGAACAAAGTGCCGTTGCTTTGTCTTATACCATAAAACATTCGGCCCATAGTTATATTGCCACTTGGGCCAGCTAGAGTTTCTGATAATCCTGGTAATATAGCCGCAACACCTGAGTTTAATTCAGGAAGTGTAAAATAATCCGAAGCTATTTGTAATTTTGTAAGTGTACCTTGATTAACTAGCCCAGATAAACTTGAAGGATTTCCAGCTACAGCAACTATCTGCGCACCTGTTGGTGCACCTGTTGAGTCTTGTAAAGATATACCCGTAGCGGATAATACAGCTCTGTTACCATTAGTAGCAATAGCTGTAACAGTATTTTGGCCCATAATTGTGCGGCCATCATTTGCAGTAGTATTAGAGTCTACTACTAAATCTTGCGTAAATCTAGTAGAGTTAGATATTATGTTAGACCCATTTCCTGATATTAATAAATCAGATCCGTCTGTACCTAGAGTAACATTAGGAGCAGTATCACCAAAAACAATTGTAGACTCGGAGTCTTTCATGTTGATTGCCCCATGCATATTTAAATTCCTTGGGTCATTATTGGGATTATCTGTACCTATTGTAACGTCCCCTGAGTCTATAATTAGATCTCGTGTAATTTTTAATTTGCCAACTACTTGAGTTTCAATTTGTTGTGCTCCTGTTAAAAAAGTAAATTCTGTAAAAGCAGTTTGGCCCCCTGTATATGCTTGATCTAATGTTACATTAAAGCACCACTCAGTATATTTATTATTGCCATTTGTTACATATTTACTGTCATTAGCGGCCGGTGAATCTGAAGTAAAAGTTGGTGCATTGAAAGATGTTACCGTTCCTGTATAAGTTGACCCGCCAAGAGTGCCTGTAAAAGTTGCTGAATTTGTTGCAAAGTCTGCTAAATCATAATCAACAGCAAATTGTCCGTCGTTATAATCTCTTATAATTAAAAACACTTGGCCTGTGCCGAGTGTATTCAAATAAATATCGGCTCCGGTGTTTACCGTAGCACTTTTTAATACAACATTTGTAAGCACCGAACCTTTTAATGTTCTTACTAGCGCTTTTTCGTATGCTGTACCTTCTCTGTTTACTGAAAGAAAGAAGCCTAAAGGAACAGAGTCGGGAATATTATTTACAGTATTCCCGTCCCCTATTATATAAGTCTTTAGACTATCTATCGTATAATTTTTAGTTGCTAATGCGGATGAAGAATTTGCATCAGTACCCAAAAGCTTATCGCTTCCTTCGACAGTAGAGTCTATGGTATATGTACTGATTCTTGCCATTATTTATTTTTTAATAAAGTTCCCTTAGAATTATTTTTAACTCGTCTAGTTATTGGCACCATACAATCACAAATTGTTCTCTTGCAATCGCATAAATCTTTTCCTTTACCTAATAAACTTATTTTTTTACTTTTCATAATTATGCGTCTGTTATTAGTGCTTCTATTACTCCGTTGACTTTAAGAGTGTCGTTAGTAGCAAATTTGTATGATTGTTGTATTCCTTCAGGTGTTTTAAACATTATTACAGTATGAACAGCTGATCCTTTAGTTACAGTCATAGTTGCTGTAACACTATTAGGCCTTACCTTAACATCATATACTAACTTGGCAACATCTGTTTGATATGTTCCATTAGCAAGTTTTTCAGGCCCATTTGTCATAAATTCTCTTAATACAACACCAGTTATGGTTACACCATTTGATGGAGCAGCAGCGGAGTATGTCACTTCGCCTGTAGTTGCATTAACAGAAGGAGTTATAGCTAAAAATCCCATTTTTTATTTTTTTTGTTTGTTAAATTTTTTAATTGCTTGGCTATATACTTTATCTATATACCGTTCGCGCTTCATTATTTTATTGCGCTTAGTAGACTCAGGTAAATTTTCTTCACCTATAAGTATTCTATATATTCTATTTATTAAATATTTTCCTTTGTGGCTTACTTTATATTTGTTATGGTCCCCTATTCTTCCTTTGCCCATATGGACTTTTTCAATCCAACCTTCTTTTTGTAATCTATAAAACCTTGTTTTATCCCAAGAATAATATAAAGTACCGTCTTTAAAGTCATTAATTGTAAAGTAAAAAATAGGGTCTAAATAAAACAAAAGCTCTAAATCTGCCACACCTAAATTATTATTAATACAGGCCCAACGTGATACTAATCTATAATTTTTTAAAAAATCTACTTTTAACTCTCCTCTTTCAACAAAATCAGATCGATCCATTATAAAATAGCAACTACGTCTTTAAGAGCTATAACTTTGTATAGTTCATCGCTATACTCTATATCGTGGCCTGAAACTTTATCGTATAATATTTTTTGCTTTTCTTTTATTACATCTGGTCCAGATGACATTACAATTCCTTTGCGGTAGCGCATTTCTTCATGCTTATCCGCAAGCTCTAAGCCTCCAGCTGTTTTTTTAATATTTTCAGCTATGTCTTTTATAATTATGTAATTGCCTATTGCTATCATTCTTCTCTAACATTTGAAATTACACAATCAGTGGAAAGAATAGTAGCAGCTACAGATACAGCATTATTTAAAGCTGTTTTTGTAACAAGGAGTGGGTCTACAATACCACGATTAATCATGTCTTTAATACACCCACAGGTAACATCAACACCTTCGCCCCATTTGTTTAAACTATATGAAGCAGGTTCTAAACCAGCATTTTTAAGTATTTTGGTAAAAGGCGCTGCTAGAGCTGATTGCAATATTTGCAAACCAGTTAGCATTGCTCCGTTTAATTTCATAGGATCTGTGTCCATAACGGCAGCATACGCAAGTGCTGATCCACCCCCGGGTAATATGCCTTCTTTTTTGGCAGCACGAACGGCGTGTATAGCATCATCTACTCTGTCTTGTTTTTCTTTTAGCTCTACTTCAGTATCTGCGCCTACAAATATTACTGCAACGCCGCCCGATAATAAAGCTAATCGATCATTTAAATGTTTAGTCATTACATGATGATCTTCTTTTTCAAGAACAGTTTTTAAATACTTAATTCTGTCTTGTACTTCTTTTGGCTTATCATTAACCATAAGTACAGTACCATCTTTATCTGAAAAGGCTTTATCAGCCGACCCTAGCATGTCAGGGGTGATTGCATCAATTGAATCACCCAGCGTTTCATCAAAAACTTTCGCACCGACAAGCAACGCTAGATCCTCTAGTATATCTTTTCTTTTAAGTCCAAAACTTGGAGGGTCTATAACGTTGACCTTAATGTTGCCCTTTACTTTATTCATAGCTAAAGCCGCTAGCGGTTGCGACTCTAAAGGAGCAACAAGGAGCATTGATCGATTGGACTGTATCGCATACTCCAAGATGTCTTGAATTTTTCTCATGTTTGGAATATCCGAAACACTTAAGAAAATTAAAGGATTATCTAGTTCAGTAATCTCTTTTTCATTATTAGTATAAAAATGAGGACTTTTGCTTACTGAACCTATTTTTGTGCCTTGTACCGCTTGCACATAAGTTTCGCTAGTAGGAGAGCTTTCCATGGTAACAACCCCATTATCACCTGCTTGATTAAAAGCTTTAGCTATTATATCACCTAGCGCTACATCGTTATTGGCTGATATAGTTGAAACCTGCACTAACTTTTCTTCTTCTATAGGTATAGCTTTTTTATCTAGTATTTTTATAATATGATCTTTAAAAAGATCCATACCTTTTCTTATATCTCTAAAAGAATGCTCATACCCTTTTGCTGAATAGTAATAGTCAATAATAGCTTTTGTAAGTACTATGGAGGTAGTTGTACCATCACCTGCTACAGCTGCTGTTTTTTGTGCAGCTTGCTTCATCATAGACACTGCAAGATTTTCTATAGGATCTTGAAGTAATATGCTGTTTGCAACAGTTACACCGTCTTTAGTTACTTGAGGACCACCGAAGTCGTCTTCTATAATAACAGTTTTACCGCTAGCTCCTAAAGTCGAGCCAACGGCATTTGCTATCTTATTTATTCCATTAATTAACTTTTCTTTTGCCTCGCCGTCAAAATACATTTTTTTAACAAGCTTAGGCCCACCGAATTGTGCCATTTGATTTGATTTGATTTATATAATTGTATTAACAATTCCATTTGCGTCTTGCGGCTCTACCTCTTTCCGAGGTCCAGCCTTTAGATCTCGCACAGAATGACTTTCTGCGTTTTGCAGCTTTACTTCCTTTTTTAAGTTTGGAAGGTGGTGTTGTAACCGCAGTCTTCAGTTTACTACCAGGATTGTCCCTGCGATATTTAGCAACACCTTTACGGGTCATTCCGCCACCGGCTTTTTTCCCTCTACCACCGCCTTTTTTAACTTTAGAATAATATCCCAAAGACTTCTTTTTAGAAGGGGCTGGTGGTTTACGTCTTTTTTTAGGAGGCATTAGTTATATTTCGTCTAATAGTTCTTTATTTTTTTTAGCCTTGGACAGCTCATCTACTACTTCTTGACCGTCTGATTGCCCTTTTTCAAAAGCAGCACCCATTTTTTCGTACTCGCTAGGTTGTTCTTCGTCGCTAACCATTTCTGAACTAGCTTTTTCTGCTGCATACATATCGCCAGGGGCAGTAAGTGGTGCTCCAGCCATTTTATACAAGTGAGATGCTTTTATAAGATTTGAATCTCTTTCACTAATATTGCCTTCGGTGTGCTTTTGCTTGGTACCGATTTTCATTCTAAAATTGCTCATTTTTTTTCTTTTTTAGTTCCTTTCCCGTCGTTTCCGCGGTTTCGTTTAATAGTTTTAAATTTACGGTCTTTATGATCATAGTCTTTACCGGTCAGAGAACGCCCCGCCTTCTTTGCAGCTCTACGTTTTTTTTGGCTATCCGCTTTTTTTCGTTTGCGGTCTTTGGATTTTGCATATCGCAAATCTCTTTTTGCCTTAGCCGCTCGGGCTCTTTGGGTTAGTTTCTGACTCATTCGCCTATGTCTTTATTTAAGTAGCTTTTAGCAGCTACTCTGTCATCGTAGTCAAGTGCTGCTTTTAGGATAATTTTATCCATAACATCATCTTGATTTTTCAACATTTCCTGTTGTAAATTAATTACCATTCTTTCTAAGTCATCTTTAGACTTAACTAGTAATTCAATTTGATGATCTCTTTTTTCTACTTCGTTCTTTAGTGCATTTACGTCGTCTGGTTTTGTACCAGTTATTGCGCTAATTACTACGGGGATTGATGCTGCTATAGTTCCAATGAGCATCATCACAACTTCTTTGTTTGAATCTAGCACTGGAAATTGTAACAATGTTACTATTATAGCTATTACAAACAAAAATATAAATAGCGATCCTCCGTAAGATCTTAATTCTTTAGCTACGCCGTTTTTTGGTAGTGCCATTCTTTTTTCTTTTAGTAGTTTTACGTCTTATTTGAGATGTCTTCCTACCCATACCTACGCGTTTCTTTTCCGCAACAGCCTTGCGTTTTTCTGAAGAACTCATTTCTCCCCAGGTCTTAACTGTTTTTCCGGACACCCGTCTCGATGGGCGACACTTTTTTGTATTTTTATTTTTAGTAGAACCGCAAACATTACCTTTTTCGTCGGTCCACTTTTCTTTAAACCAACGTTTAAGTGCTAATCCTTTTTTAGTTTTCCTTACGGCCATTATTTTTTATGAACTTTCTGAATGTTAAAGTTAGCATATAAAGAAGCCCCTTTGTGCTTTACAAACTTTCCAGTATGCTTCATTAGGTTATATCCATTACCTTTTTTCATCCAGTGATAGCCAGCAGGCGCCTTAACCTTTTTTGCTGCCATCTTTTTCTATTACGCCTTTTCCTATAAGGACGTCTTTTTGAGTTATTTTACCGTCACCTGATAAATCGTCTAATTTTGTTAATGCGCTACCAACCTTATCAGCAACTTTTTTAGCTATGATTTTTTTACCAATAGCCATAGCTATAGCAGGTAATGCTTTCAGAGGAGATCCGCAGGGTTTGCTTTTGCCACTCATTCCAGCAGCACCTAAATTTTGTGGTCCTATTCCGTTTTTCATATTTTCTTTTTTATTTTATGAGTATGCTGTTATTTTGACTACAGGCTTGATAAACTTAGTTGCATCACCAGTACCATCCCAATTCCACAGCAAATGGACTCTGCCTTGGTAAGAAGAGCTATAGTCTCTTACTGTAGCCTGTATAGTTCTAGCCGACGTCCATGTGCCTACTTGCTCACTCGCTGCATTTTCAGTACCGTTTATTCTTATATATGCACCTGCGGTAAGCCAAAAGTCTCTCAGTTCTGGCGCGTAGTAGGTTCTTCTACTCTCTGTTATATCTGTAAGCGTTCCACTGGAATTGTCGAGCTGCACCTTAATATGGTATATTGTATTAGTGTCAAGATACCCGACATTAAACCCTAGCTCATAATATACGCCTGTAGCCCCGGTAGGAGGGGTGTAATCTATGTTACTCCCCGTTAAAAGCACATGCGAGCTTGTTGTATTTTGGATTGCTGTAACGTTAGGCACTGTAATATTGCCCTGGCTAGTAGTTATAGTTCTACCATCAGCTCTATAAACAATCTGCTCTAGTATATTACCAAATGATGCGTCTATAAGATTTTTCTTTACTTTAGTCCTACTCATTTTTTCTTTTTAATTGTATGCTTTTCTCCTAAGTATATCTTATACCCTATCTTAAAACGGGTACGGTATCTTAGGTCCTCATTGTACTCGTAGTCGATGTTTTCATTAATATCTATATACGCCTGGCCTTTTATAGAACCACAAGCATAACATAAAATTAACAATAAGGTAGCGAATAGTGTCTTCATTTTTTTTTTAAACGCAGGCTACTTCTTCTTTTTACCTTTGTTTTTTCTACACTTAGCAATAGCACCAGAGGCATATGCCGATGGAAATACATCATACCGAGCCTTTACGCTATAATAGCACGCATCTTTATTCGATCCCTTTGCTTTTTTAGCAAGAGGGGAACGCGAATGTTTGCTTATAAAGGTACCCATTATTTTCTTTTATATCGTTTTTTTGTCAACCCGCTTGGCTTTGTGCTGCGAACACTTTTTGACATCTTTCCTTTTGCTGCTTTTTTAGCCGCCATTTCTTTAGCTTTTTTCATAGCTGCTTTGTAGCTGTTTCTTCCGACTCCTGGCATGATATTATTTTTTAATTGTGCATTATTTCGATGTATAGAATCTGGGCAAGCTTTGCTTCATCCCTGGTCTCTATACACATATCTTTAGTTAGTTCGTTAAATCTATTTCTTTTTGTCTTTACACTTGCACAGCTCATCATCGCTGTAAGTGCTATTAGAATGATAATTCTCATTTTGTAGGTTTGCTTGCGCTATGTGTATTTCAATCATAGCCTCTGTTAGTTTGTCCACAGCCTTACGTATCTCTTTGAGTTCATTTCTGATACCATTAGCTTTAATGTGGGTATAATCTTTACTCATTACATTCGATTTAATTACTTTTCTCTTTTGCCTCTAAAAAACCACGCTCATATTCTAGCTGCTTTTCTACGGCTAATATCCTGTCTTCAAGTTTAGTTATCACAACTATCTTCTCATCTAATCTTTCATGTACTAAATGAATTTCATCTTTAAGCGCTGTAAACTCGGCAAATATACCACCGGCCGTAAATACAGCAATAATAAAGGATATGACTACAGATAAGTTGTTTTTAACAAAGGTATCAGGCATATTTATTAGTTTTTATTTTATATATAGAGGTTTTGTATTACACATATGTATATGATAACCAAGTACATAGGAAAATCGTATTATAAAGTACCCCCATATTAGCAATAAATGTAAGTATTCGTCAATAATATTGTAATAAATGTATACGATCGATGCATATGTGGCAGTCGTATGTAATTCATTGTCAGATCTTTACATTATATATACAATAATGTTACTATCGTCACATTATTATTAATAATTTAACACTTTTATTGTCACATATATATACAAAAGATATAATATGTGTATATATAGTAATAACTACTTAATATTTTATAGTATTTACTTTTATAATTATTATATATTCAATGTTTATTAATATGTATTAAGTATTTAATAATAATGTTTATAATG